CTTCAGAAGGTGTCTCAGGAGTTGGCTCTGGTTCAGGGCTTGGCTCTGGATCTATATCCGATGGCTGAGGTGAAGGCTCTGGTGAAGGCTCTGGAGTTTGCTCAGGCTCAGGAGTTGGTTCTGGTGTTGCCTCATCTGTGGTTTCAGGCTCTGGAGTTGGAGTGGGATCGTCTGGTTCAGTTTGCTCAGGCGATGGCTCAGGAGAAGGCTCTGGTTCAGGTGAAGGTTCTACGCTAGGTTCTGGGTCTGGGCTTGCTACAGGTGTTGGTTGATTTGCTGCAGCAGCAGCAGCTTGAGCCAAAGCACTAGCAATTTCTCTAGCTTTTTGTTCTTCATAATATTCCCATGCATTATCTATTGCATCATTTAAATCAATAATAGATTGATCATAAGTGGCAATTGCATTTGTTTTTGCAGCCAAAGCGTTTGTTAGGTTTCCCTGTGCCGTTGTTAGGTTTTGTGTAGCAGTTGTTAGGTTTGAATTATATGTTGTTAGGTTTTGATTTTCAGTATTATATGTAGCAAGCTTATTATTATAATTAGTTTGTGCTATTTGCTGTGCTGCTACCGCTTCATTGTATGCATCTATTTGTGCTTGTGTCGCACCAGATCCATATGAGAATGTACCAAGATTACAGCTAAATCCTTGCCCCCAGCCATTTGTATAATCACATCCTGCTCCTGTCCAACCTCCAGGAATAGCCCAACCAAGATGATAATATCCTGGGCCTCCGCCGTTATACCACCATATTTCTACATCTAAAGTTTTATCTTCGCTTACATCATAAACTGGAGAGTAAGGACTCCAGGTAGAGCCTTGCTCTTGCCAATTATTAACAGCAATTTGTCCATCAACATACATTCTAAATCCGTCATCAGTGTAGCCAGCAAAATATGTTGAAGTCCAATGAGATGGAACAGTAATAGTTCCAGTAAATTTAACTATAAAATCTTCGTATCTTCCACAAGTAGCAGATCCTGGAGACATTGAATTTGAATTCCATACTCCACTACATACTACGCCGCTTGGTATTGCTACCCCTCCAAATCCTCTTGTAAGGTAATACACCGTATATTGTAGTCCAGAATTGCCAGCATTTTGAACAGTAGCCTGTGTTGTCTGAACATTTAAATTAGCTATGTCTAAAACATCTTGAGCATCGTTTTTATCTTCTAAAGCTGCTGCAACTATTGGAGATTGATTGTCTACAGCAGTTTGGGCTGCATTCTTTTCTTCTAATGCTGTTGCTTCTGCTACTACCGCAGCATCATACGTATCGTATGCATCATCCCTAGCCTGTTTTGCGGCTACTGCAGTATCATACTTTTCTTCTGCTATATCTATTAATGAAACAAACTCATCTTTATAGCTTAAATCAGATACGCTTTCGTTTAATTCTTGTATCTCTTGAGCAGCTAAACTTAATGGATCATCGCTGTAAGCAGGTGTAAGGAATAGCCAACCGAACCCTAAAATGGCTGTTAATGATAATCTCCATAGCTTAGTCCTAGTCAACTATAACTCCTTGTTATAACTTTTATAACAAGTTAATTATATCATTGAACTACTTAGCGTTATCTGTTTTATAAAAGCCAGTACCTTTAAACTGGATACCAAATGTGCCGAATTGTTTAATCATTGCAGCACCACACTTATCACAAAGTTCAGTCATTGTTGATTCACTAATTGGTTTATTAACTTCTTTAGTGTGTTCACATATTACACACTTATAATCGTAGTTTGGCACATCTCTCCTTAAATTTTAAGGAGCAGTTTAGCCACATGCTCAGGTGGATCCTAGGCAACTATGCCCGCATCTGCGACTCCCCAGTGACGGGGTGCAGACTTCTATTATACATTACTTGATTTTGATTGTCTTTGGTTTCTTGTCTTCAGGTACAATTTTTTCAACTGTAACAGATAGCAAGCCATTTTTTAGCTCAGCACCAGTGACTTCCATATATTCACCCAGCGCAAATGTGCGGGTAAATTTACGGGCAGCAATTCCTTTATGAATTGCTTCACCAGTATCTTCTGCAGAAACTTCTCCCTTAATTACAAGGGTTCCGTTATCCACAGACACATCAACATCCTTCTTGTCGAATCCTGCTAAAGCTAGATCGACACGAAATACATCTTCCTCCACCTTTACAATATTGTAAGGTGGATATGACTGATGTGATGCTGTTGTGTGTACTGTATTTAGGCGATCAAACATATCGTTGAAGCCAATAAAAAAGGGATCCTTAAAAAGATCCCATGTATAGTGTGTTACCATTTTATTCCTCCTTAAAGCGAATAAGTTAATTTGTATAGGCCCCGTGTGGCGACCTAAGAATATTATAGCATATTAGTCGTAAATCTTTTTTTGCCAGAAATTATATTGGTAAGACCTATTTAAAATAGATCTAATTTTAAAGTTTTCTTGGAGCTCCCGCTTTTTGTCAAATGGTGGCAGGTTTTCATGTGTCCAAGCTTCTCTTTTAAACGGTAGTATCTGAGCTACTGGGGTACCTTTTGGAATAATGCCCTCGAAGTCATCACGTAACCACATGTTTAAACCAAGTCTTGCGTGAACCTTATCAGAATCTATAATTCCAGTCATTGTTAAAAATGGAAGATCGTATCTATTAAATGGATGCGTAACAAGAATACTATATCCTGGAGGAGTTTCTACTCTTGGATAAGTTACCATTCTCCAAACATACTCGTTGTATCCTGCAGGAACTGGCATTCCCTCAGTTCTATGCAATGGTCTGTCTAAATCAAATAACAAATCATGTCCTGGCGGAGTAAATCCCCAGTATGCTTTTGTTCCTTGATCTGGCGTTTTTGTTATTGCTATATCTTGAGGAACAGTTACCATATACCCAGAAGTTAGGGAATCAAGAAACGGCATGCATTTTTTAACAGTAGAATTATCTCTTGGATCTCCGCCGAAAGTCTTATCCTGTGCTGGTATTTTTTTAAACCAGTCTGGTATCTTTGTTTTTGACGGAACAGGAGGATCTTCCACTTGATAATAATCTTCTGCTGCTGCAAAAAACTTTATTACCTTTTTAATCTTAATTCCCTAACTCTAGATCTAAAAAAACTATTTGTCTTTTAGTGCTTACTTCTTCTTTGGTGCTGTCTTCTTAGCTACGGTCTTCTTAGCTGTTGTCTTCTTTGCTGTTGTCTTCTTTGGAGCCTCTGTCTTCTTGACTGGAGCCTTCTTTGCTGCTGCTTTCTTCACAACCTTTACCTCTCTTTCAAATGGTGTTCCTTCTTGAACCAACCCATCGTTATCTTTATCTTTTGCGTCTAGCTTAAATCCTTCTGTTGATAGAGGGAAAAGCCATGCTTTCATTCTGTCTACGAGTTTCATATTTCCTCCTTTCTATAAATTATAGCATTTATGCGCCTTCGGCAGGAGTCGAACCTGCGACCAAGACCTTAGAAGAGTCCTGCTCTGTCCTCTGAGCTACGAAGGCTCAATTATTTGGAATCTCATCTTCGTCAATTTCCATATCGATTAATCCCATTTTTTTTGCTTCTTTTTTTCCTTCGTCTGACATCTCTATGTATGCATTTAGATCTTCATCATACTTAATGTTTATCAGACCAGCTTCATACAACTCCATGATTGATTTATCAACATATTCTTCATGAGCTTTCCATAAATCTGGAGCTATCTCTTTTGCAGACTCATTGATTTTAAATATCATTTCCCCAGACTCATCCATGCCAGCAAGTTCTATTGCTCCTATTTCTAAATAGTAAGCCATTCTTTCATCATCTTCATCAGACATTTGCTGCCTCCTTGTGCAACAGGTAGGACTTGAACCTACGAATAACCGAATTATGAGTTCGGGGCCTTAACCAACTTGGCTACTGTTGCCAATTGGTTTATTGTATATTATTATCTTCTGTTTTGTCAATAGTAGTTTCTACTATCTGCTGAACATAATCTGAAAAATGCTTTCTTACGCTTCCGTTGGGTCTTGAACCAATGGTTGCCCATATTCTTTTATATTCAACCACATTGGCAAATGTTGTTGGACATAAAGTTATTCCATTATATTCTTTTAGAATAGTAGGAAGTGGAACATGCTTACTACAGCACTTACACTCTTTAGCTTTATCTTGATATATACTCATAATATTTGCATCCTGTCCATTGCATCTCTTAAATTGTCTGGCATTTTTGGTGCCCTAATCATGTTATAACGATGAGTTTCACCGTCAGGTTCAGTTCCAAAATCATCACGATAGCTCATAGAATCATATGTATGAATATCTATTTCTTGATTAGTATTAAATTTACTTCTACTTATCGTATTAAATATAGAACCACAAACTGCATCCGCCAAGTCTTTAGATCCTTTTCTAGGGTGATCAACCTTGTCTCTCATAATCTTTAGCTGTAGCAATTCATCTACGAGTAAAGGAATATGAGGTCCTATTAGTCTTTCTTCAAGGACAACCATAGCCATATCATCGTAATGCTTCTTGGCTACAGATAAAATTTCTGTATTAATTCCGTAAGTCTTAAGCTGCTGCATCATGTCATGTGAGTTCCAGCGGTCAAACGTACAAATACGAATCTTAAATCCTCTTGTCCTTAATGCCAGTATATAATCTCTAACCTCTGCAAAATCAACAGACTTATCTGGTGTCGGGGTCCAGAATCTTACAGCATCAACTTCTACAATTGGTGCTGGCTGAGAGTACGTATCTGTAACTTTTACGTTTACCCATTTCTGTACGTGTGCCATAGCAACTGCACAGTGGTCATGTTTTTGTGCAAGGTCTACGTGGATAAAATATTCTTTATCTGGATCTGGGATAAACCATTCTTCCAGTCTTCCAAATGAATCTACTGCAGAGTGAGCTTTGCTAAATGCTTTTTCAATCTTTTCACGAGATTTAAAAAATGCATCAATCATTTCTGCAGGCATGCAGGCAAATCTTCCAAGTGCGTCTGGCATATTCTTGTAGAAGTCTACCTTGAAATCTTCAATTTTCTTTGTAGGATTAATTTCCCATGTAGGTCTTTTTAATGCAAACACTTTTGGAATACTGTAAGATACGATATGGTCTTCTTCCCATTCAACAGTTACCTCGTTACCTTCTGTCCCGTCGGGAAGGTCATCGTCCATTTTTAATGTCTTACTTCTAATAATAGTTTCTTTTTCAGCAATAACTGACTCGTAAAACTTTTGAATTGGGTCGTTCTTAAAACGTGGAAATGAAAGCAATATAACCTTACCAAAGTCAGGAAAGCGTGAAACAATAGATGCACGATACATATCATATATAGCGTCAGCAGTTTTTGCTTGATCGTGGCCAGTTGTATTCTCAATAGCAAATCCTGAAATTTCGTCAAGAACTACAACAATTACGTTGTATCCTTCCCATGCTTCACGCTCTGAGTGTCCTGAGTGAACGGTAACGCTCTTTATAAATTTCATTTCTGAAGCTTTTGCTTCATACTTTCCTACAAACCATGGCGATCTATCTATACGTGTTTTAAATCCCTTAAAGAATACGTTGTTTGCCTGCTGTGCGTTAATAGCAATATTAAGAATATCAATTGAATCTCCAGGAGGCTTTCCGTAGTATGTTGCTGGGTCTTTTAAACATAATAGTAAATAAACTATATATGAAACAGAGATTGTAGAACAATAATCTTTTCCACTACCTTTACCAAGCTGTGCAATTACTTCATTACATGTTTGCTTAAATCTACGCTTACCCTCTTCTTCGCCAAAAAGTTTTATTAAGGTAGACTCTTTATAGATTTGGCTACTCTTCTCAATGAGTGTATACTGGTGCTCCGAAAGCGGAGGTAGGCCGAGATAATCTGGGCTTGTAACGAATGTTCGTAAATCGACTGGTCTTTCATCAAACTCTTCTCCGTCTAAAATATCAATGAGATCATTAAAATTAAGATCCATTAAATTGACCACCATCCTTGTAATTCTGCCTTACCGCTTGCGATCCACTCTCTATGTAGTTCTGCTTGAAACTTCCAGTCAGTCTCATGAGTTTCTCCGCCACATTTAGGACAAGGATTGGCGTACACGTATTTATATACATGCTCACAATACGTCATTTTTTTCCTCATTCAAAACAACTGGTTCTACTATGCCAGTAATCTGAGAAAGTCTTTTTGCTACATCCAATTTACATTTTGGACAAACTGCAGTTACCTCTTTAAGAATTTTTACAAGGATATCTTGCTTGCGTTCAGTTTCTGCTAACTGCGTAGCAAGCTCTGCGTTGTCTAGCAGGCCAACTTCTTGAAGCATTCCAATACGCTTACCCTCAATGTCTGCAATTAACTTAAGAGCAGTTGCTTTTACGTTTAATTGTCCTGATTGGTCTGCATCCTCTACGGTCTTCCAGGCCTCTTTAATTAGCATGGCGTAGTGTTGGTCTGCCCCAGAGATGGCTTCCTTTGCCCTGTCACGGGCCGCAGAATCGTTTCTAACGACCTCTTTCCATTGGTCTATATACTCTATAACCTCTGCTCGTTTAAAACCTGTTATAGCGGCAATGGCAGTAGGATTATTGCCCTTGAGCAACTCCTCTACCACCTTATTCATGCGGTCATAATGATCCGCTAGTTCAATTTCCATATACTTAGATTATACCACGTTTTAGTTGACTAGGATTGGGACTTGGCTATTTTGAGCAATACCAAATATCCAATTAGATCATCAATATCATTATCTCCTGGATAATCTGTGCCCTTCATAAGTCTATTTAATTTGTCATCAATACGGACATGAAGCTGTTCTCTTGGTCCCGCCTTCGAAAATATACGCACAGGGTCTAGGGCTGAATTGCCGTAGGCAATATTCTTTTTAACCAGCATATGTGCAATTTCATGACAGGTTGCAAGTATCTCTTTACCTGCTTCTGTTCCAACTGTAAGCAAGTATAGGTCTTCACACCTAAATTCTTTTGAATCTCCAAACACTGGCTCAAGCATTTTTGCTCCTTAATAAGGCTATGAAATGATCGCTTTCATTTCCATTTGGATCTTTTGTATATTCAATTGACTCAATATTAAAATATTTTTCAACTATTGTCAATACCTGTGTTCCAGTATCGTCCATCCAAGTTCTACTGTGTAAAACTAATCTATTTGTTTTCAGATCAGATAAATACATATTCAATTCATCATCATGAATATGCTGGAATACTAAGCTGGCCAGCACCATATCATATTGAATTGTTTTTACCTTATCCCATTCTGATTCATAAATAATATTACTTTCTTTATTTTCTTTTGGCACTAGGCTCAACATGTTAGGAAGATCGTATCCTATAACTCTATAATAATCTTTAGATAAAGCAACTGTATTTCTTCCAACACCGCATCCAAAATCAAGGGCATATTGCTGATTACCCTCAGAGCTTTTCGTTAAAGATATAACTTCATTATATACTGGCATGTCTTTAAACTCTCCAGCATAGCCAGTCAATATTGCATCTCCAGCGTTTTTAGCAGTAACGCTTTCCCAAAAACTTTTCATTTTTTAATTAATCCAAATTTCTCTAAATACCTCTGTATGGTCATAGCAGAGACCTTGCATTCTGCCGCAATCTCTGTGACAGTTTTCTTTTGAACTACATACCTTCTATATAGCCAAGGCTGGCTTTGATAAAGCTTCATCGTTCTGTTAGCACCGTATTTGAATAATGAGCAATGCCGAATGCATCTGCTACGTCAAAATCATCTAATTCTAGATTATATTTATTGTTAAAATAATCTACAGTTCTTTGCTTACGCATTTCACGCAACTTAGATTTATACCAGGAATCTGCATGACCTGGATTTTCAAATCTTATCTTGTCTTTTTCCATCTTAGTAGGATTCTTATTGCCAATATGTGCCTGCCAAGATGTGGGTGAGATAGTCATAACCTTTGCTCCAGTAGACATAAGCTCTGCAATTATGACACCGTACACATATGATAGTTTAATTACAGCATCTGCTGATTTAACAAACACCGCTCCTTCAACTACGATATAATCTGATTTAAGTTGTGGAAGCATAGCATGCATCTTTATCTTAGCATCGTGTATCTTTTCATATATATCAGCACCATTAAATTCTACCTTGCCCCATCTAATTGGCTTATCGCCTTCCATAAGGCAAAAAGCTACAGAATTAGTAGAAGCATCAATTCCTAAAACTCTATTAGCCTTAGTCTTAACGAGCTCACCCAATTTCATTTAAGAACCCCATGATCTTTTTTCTGTTTTCAATACTTAAGCTTTTTTCACAGACAGAACAAATATTAGATTTGTTGTATCTACTTAGCTGGGCTTTGCATTTCTTGCAGGGTCTGGCTGCACCATTTCTAATTGCTTTTCTTTCATAGTATTTATCCATGATTCTTTTATTTGTAGCAACTCTGCAGCATTCATCTGTGCAATATTTTTGGTTATGGGTCTTTGGTTCAAACTCTTTGTTGCATTCTGTATTTGCACAAATCATATCTTTTGGACCTCGTACGGATCAATATCTACAACTCCAATGTCTCCAGCCCAACATTCTTTTCTAACTGGGCAATTCTTGCAAGCGTAAGATGTCTTTAAGAATGGCCTTGTTGGCAAATTGTTTTCTTTAAAATTATCATAAACAGTACATAGCCAAGTAAAAAGATCTTCTATAATCTTTTTGTTTTTAGCATTCATTTGTACTGGTATAAGTAAAAGCTCCTGTGTATTTTTATTTTCATATAAAAAGAAAGCCTCATCAATTTCTTTTAGCTTCATGTATGTAAGAAGCTGTAGCATGTGGTTTGCTGAAGGCGACATTTCTGCTTGCCTTGTATCCCATACCTCTTGCTTAGCTGTTTTAATTTCACCAATTACTGGACTTCCGTCCCATTTGAATACTAGGTCTATAAAGCCACGAATAGGAGGGTACTCATTTTTAATCTCTATTTCGGTTTCAACATCTGATACTGGGCCGCCCATTTTTTCAATCATTCCCTGGATTCGTTCGTGTGCCTGCGTACCGTGAGCCATATTAGCAACAGACTGTGCGTCGTTATTGTCTATAAAATAAGCACCGCTAAACGCCATGTACCAGTATCTAGGGCAGTTACCTTGTCCGTATCCAAAAGAACTTGGACTAAATGAATACTTCTGCATATCACCGTCTGCTCGTTTTGTTGCAAGGTATGCGTCATCAAGCATCTTGGCAAATTCTTTTACATCAAACTTTCCATCATACTTTTTAAATTTAAGATTCTTTACAATATCTCTAGCCATTATAACGAACGACATACTTGAGTGCGTCTACAAGTTTGTCAATCGACTCCTTTGCTGAATAGTATATGTTCTTCTTGTTATTATTAACAGTACCTGCTTTATCTTTAGCAATAGTTGAATATACTGCAGCAAGCATAGAAAACTTTGTAGACATTGCTTGAAGCTCTATAATTAGATGTGGAGCTTTTGCGGCTGGCACATCTGGGTTCATTAATAGCTTTACGACAATAGCCATTGCTCTATCTAGTTGTTCATCCTTCATAAATTCATGAAGGTCATTAAATTCAGTTATATCACTGATCAGTTCTAGAGTGTTCTTGTCGCTCATTAAATCTCCTTGTATAATCTATAGCCCAAAGTCCTAATGGGTATCCGATAATAAATCCTAAAAGTAGCCCTGATAAAAAATTAATCATTGCTCTCCCACTTCTCTACTAATTGCTCCAGTAAAGACCATTCAATTACTGCAAGCCTCGTTTTGCTATTGTCTTTGCCAAGGATGAGTTTGAGTACAGGATACTTATCCCTACTAACCTTAAAAGTATCTGTACAAACTTTAGACCAAATACTTTGCGATATAGAGATCGATTTTTCGTACTCTTTATAATCCACCACGAAAGATTTCCACGTAGCGTCACCCTTCTGATAATCACCACGTCCGCTGTTCTTTTGTTGTTTAGCTCCATCTCTTTTAGCCTCTGACCTTTCAGACATTAATTAACCTTTACCTGATTGGCGTGGCCATTTGGGCATTCCCATGCAAGTATTAAAGTTACTGGATCCCAGAATGCTTCCTGTGCGTCTTCATCGCATTTGGAGCAGGGCTTTATTCCATGAATTTTTTCTAGTTCTGCTTTGCGAATTATTTCTGGCTTATGAAAAAACTCATTAAGATTTGGCATTTATCTCTCCAACTAAGCTGTCTACAACATCTGGATTTTCTCTTAAATATGCGACAGCCTTTGCACGTCCTTGAAAACGTTCTCCATTTACTGTATACCATGCGCCACCCTTTTCAATAATTCCATACATTTCTGCAACATCTAGGACCTCTCCAACTCTATCTACTCCTACCGTTTCTCCTTGGTAGTAGAAGTCGTATTGACCAGAAAGGTTTGGTGGGGATACCTTACTGTAAGCAACAATCCAATTAACTGGACGTCCGACCCTTTGCTCAATAATCTTGTCACCGACCTTAACGCCAGACTTAATAGCATTTGCCTCAGCCTCGCTAGACCAGAGCTTGATAACTGTGGTAGAGAAGAACTTAACTGCCATTCCTCCCGTTGGGATGTGGGAAGCATGCATAGAGCCGAATTGGTTTCTTTGTTGTGAGATAAGAACAAGTAATGTGTTTTTGTTTGCATAATTTAGCATCTTGACTGCGTGGGTCATGTCCTTTGCTTCGGCGCCGATTTGCTTTGTATCTTGCAAATCCTTTAATTCATTACCATCTTTTTCAAAATAAATTGCAGGTAGCAATGCAGAAATTGAATCAACTACGATTAAGTCTACGTCTGCTTCCATAAGTTTTGTGGCAACATCCACCATATCATTTACTGTTTTTGCTGGCGAGTAAATAAGTTTATCTGAGTCGACGCCAAGCTGTTCTGCCCACTTAGGATCGTATGAAGCTTCTGCATCGATCCATGCACAAGTCTTTCCTTCTTTTTGTGCCATTGCAATCATTTGCAAGCAGAAAGAAGACTTACCAGCAGATTTATTTCCCCAAACAAGTACCTGCCTTCCATATGGAAGACCACCACGCAAAGCAGAATTTAATCCAATGCTAGGTGTTTCCTGCTTTTGTACATGCACATCTTGTGCTGATTTTACTCTTGCTCTTGTTTTTGGATCTAGTTTTCCTAAAATTTCTTCTATAACTATTGTCATTTTTTTCTTTCTTCTCTCTGCTATTATAGCATTTAAAACAGGTTCCCGTGAAGCTTTGGTCTTTCTTTATTTACATTAACTTTATATTGAAATATTTCATCTAAGCTATGATGAATATCTTCTGCGTTACGCATTGCTGCATACACATCTAGTAGTCGAATGATTACATCTACCATCTCTTCTACAATTTTTTCAGACCCCTGACTTTTACGGATAGCTTCCAGAACCTCAGTAACTTCCGAATGTACAAGAGCAAGCTTGTTACCAATCTTGTCATATGAATATTCTCCATCCCAGAAGCCTTTTTCTATGGCAGTTTCGTGCAGTACAGCGGCTAAGGCATCTAGCCCGTAATCAGATACCAAACTATTCGTTTCCTGGCTCAATTACTGCTTCCGTTCCGTTGTCTAGCTCTCCAGATTTTGGAAGTCTAAAAATAAATGCAGGACCATTCTCATCATAGTCTACAATTAATTCCTTGTCTTTATTGGTTGCTTCAAAAACAGTCTTTGTTAAAACTCTAACCTCTCCTAGAGTTTCTAGGATTGCAACCAATACTTTACTTGCTGTTAAAGCAGCCTGGACTTCATTAACGTCATATCCGACTGGCTCAACAACAATTTCTTGTGTTGATTCTTCTGTCATTTTATTTCCTTTACCATCAATGTACCATCATCTAATTCAGACAATGTTAATTTACAAACCATTCCTTCTCGCATTTTTGCAAGAGAAATCTTATAAAGAGCAGGGAAAGCAATAACTCGCTTTAATTCTTTATTCCTATTAGACAATACAATATGGCTCATAGTCTTACCTGCCTTTGTTACATACGGAGTAAAGTTTACCACAATGTACTCGTCCTCCGCAAGGTCATATTCTTTTCTATATAAATAGTCTACAAACAAATCGGCTTTACTTGGATCAATATCAGAAACCTTAATATACCTAGCAATACGATTATCTCCAACCAAAATAAAATACATCTGGTTAGTTTCAATTTGTGTCTGTTCATTATGAAACAGCCCAATGGAACCTGTTTCGTCTACAAGTTCTACTCTTGCCCATCCATTTCCACGCTTGATATTTTTAACCATGCCAAACATAACAAAAGAACCAAGCTCATCAAAGTCTTCAATTGGTCTACACTGTGCTTTAATTCTTGGAGGAATTCCTTCTAGATTGAACGCAGGAATGCCAAGATATTCGTAGTAATTATCTTTTTCATTACCAGATCTTGGGTTGTCCTCAAATGCTGCTCCACCAATTGCATTTAGTGCTGATACAGCTCTAGAATTTATTCCGCTACCCTTTTTTGAAGCAACTTCAATAAAGTTAGCATAATCTTTAAATGGGCGCTTAGACAGAATCTTGTTTGCAATATTGTCTGATATGAATTTAATTTCTGCAAGACCAAATATAATCGAGTCTCCCTTTAATGAAAAATAAATATCAGATTCATTTACATGTGGGAGTTTTATTCTAAGGCCTAGTCGTTTTGCCTCAATTAAATATTCTGTTCTGGCGTCCTTGTCATTTTCGTTTTTAAGAATCGAGAACATGAATTCAAGAGGATAATACTTTTTAAACCAAGCAGTGTAATAAGATAGAATGGAGTAAGCAACAGCATGAGAGCGATTAAAGGAATACCCAGCGTGAGCCTCAAAAGTATGCCAGAGGGCTTCGGCTTGCTTCTTAGCAATGTGTTTTGAAGCCCCAGCAATAAACTTATCTTTGAATTGGTCGAATTCTTTTGCATCTTTTTTCTTACCAATGATCTTACGAACCTTATCAGCCTCAGACCAGGTCATTCCTCCTAGGTGTACGCAGGCCTGCATGACCTGCTCTTGATATATAATAACACCATATGTATTCTCAGTAAAAGGCTTCATGATTGGATGCACGTAAGAAACAGCCTCTTGACCATTTTTTCTTGCGATGTATGAAGCACCAACAGTATTCATAGCCCCTGGTCTGACCAGTGCATTTGATGCTGCTAGATCTTCAAACGAGCTAACTCCCATTTTAATAAGCAAGTTTGTGTAAGGAGTTGCTTCTGCTTGAAATACTCCCTTTGTATATCCTTCGCTCAAAGTTTTGTAAACAGAATCATCGTTTAAAGGAATTTCTGATAGCTTAATGTTTTTACCAGTTCTATCTTTAATAGACTTAACTGTGTCTGACAAAACTGAAAGCGTTTTAAGCCCAAGAGCATCAAGCTTAATCAAGCCAATGTCTGCAACAGTATCCATGTCGTATGCAACAACTGGAATGCGACCAGAGACCTTGTCCTGTGCGTCTTCACGAGACTCAATAGGAGCATATTTTCTAATATCATCTTTTGCCACTACGACACCAGCAGCATGAACACCCACGCTTCTAATCTTTCCACGTAGTCTTTCTGCAAGCCAAGTTACCTCTGGGTACTTTGCTCTAAACTCTTTTGTGTTTGGTGAATCTAAATAATCCTCAAATGTATCAACAGACTTCAAAGCTTTATTTACTTCTCCAAGAGGAACCATGAATACACGAGCAGCATCACGAATGACTCCCTTATCTTTAAAATAAGTAAATGTAGAAATAGATGCAACGTGCTTAAACTTTTTCTTAAGATATTCCTTAACCTCTTTACGACGACGATCTTCAAAGTCTGTATCAATATCTGGAAAGTCATTACGTTCTGGGTTAATGAAGCGGAAGAACAATAGGTCATACTTAATTGGATCAACATCTGTAATTCCAAGGGCATAGCATACTAACGATCCCGCAGCAGAACCACGGCCAGGACCAACTAGTATTCCTTGGTCCTTTGCCCAGTTAATCATGTCAGCAACTACAAGAAAATATGATGCAAATTTCTTATCTTTAATTACTTTTAATTCTTCTTCTAGCCTATCAACATAGACCTTATCCTCTGATAGACCTAGGCGTTTAAGGCCTTCAGAGGCCATCTCAGCCAGTTTCTTATCAGCATTGGTCTTAGGTACTGGGAGAAGATCTAGACCTTGGTGAAACTCGTATTCTCCAATTTTAGAGGCTATCTCCATTGTATTATCAAATATATCTGTTCTATTTATTCCAGCCTTTTTAAAGTCCGACTCAATTTCTTGACGTGTTTGAATAAACAAATTATAGTCTTGAAATGAAATTCTACGTTCAGGATACAAATAATTAAATCTATCTAACATGCCTTTCATCTGACGTGACATGTCGAAGTCTGCTTCTTTATCTACCTTTGGATTTGTAGAAAGGATAAGCATAGCCTCTTCTAATACTTTGTCTTCACCTTTGGCAAAATGAGCATCTCCTGTTGCCACCGCCTTTATCTTGAGTTCGTCAGCCAACTCCAAAAGCTTTGCGTTTGTTTCTGACGGATTATGAGACTGTACTTCCACATAAAAGTCTTCTTGAAAAGTTTGCTTAAAATCTTTGAGTATGAGCTTTGCTTCTCCCAGTTCGCCCTTTTCGATGCACTTACTAATAAGTCCATTAAGGCATCCGCTAAGAACAATAATACCTTCCGCATATTCTTTTAATACCTCTCTGTCAATACGTGGCTTGTGGTAAAAGCCTTCGTTCCAAGCAATCTCTTGAAGAGCATGAATATTATCTAAACCCTTTTGGTTCTTTGCTAACAAAATAATGTGGTTGTAGGCCTGAATGCTTTTATCTGTTGATGATGATCTATCAAATCTATCGGTTGGAGATATGTATGCTTCTACTCCAAGGATTGGTTTTATTCCAATTTCTTTACATGCAATTTGCATTTCACGGTGAGATGACAGCGTACCATGATCCGTAACAGCAATAGCCACCTGCCCAGCATCTTTGGCTGCTTGTGCAAGCTCTGCAGGCGAATTTAGTCCATCCATTAATGAATAGTATGAATGAACGTGTAAGTGTGTAAAGCTCATTAATATCCGCCTAAGCATTCGTTTCTTGTATGATAAAGTCTAATCTTTGTCATTGTTTTTCTATTTGGAGCATCTAAATCTTCACCGCATGAGCTGCAATTATATGTCCATTCTTTTGTAAAGAAATTATAACCATAACCTGGTTTATTATTATATTTTTTTGATACAAATGTATCAAATGGGTCTGGTATCTCTAAACTTAACATCCGCCTATACTATCAAATAAAGTAGGGGACGGCAAGATGCCGTCCCCATCTTTTTTACCAATCCATGCTGCTTGAGGCTGCTGAATCCTCTGACTTTGACTCTTCACCAAAGAAGAAGTCTTCTTGGTCTGTGTACGGCAAATCACGTACAGCAGTTTCTTCTAGCTTATAGAGCTCCAATGATGAATAATCAAAAGGAGTTTCATCCTTTGCTAGTGGAATAATTGTATAGCTTGTATCTGTTTTTGTTCCTGTGCGCTTAATACGCCACATTAGATTTGTAATTGAACCCATTTCTCCAGCGTATTCAATGAGTGTTGGTGTTACTGTCTTACCACTTGAACCCTGTGAGAGAATTGCGACATATGGATCTTCCTTGCCGTCATCAACCAATACGTTCATGTATAGTCGTGAACGACCTTTCCATCCTGCCTTATAGTCCTTACGATGTTGCTCACAACCAAAACACTTTCCTTGGTCATCCATTGAGCATAGAGCCTTACGGCGATAATCCTTTGGATTTGTATGTTCTACTGCAATAAATCCTAGGCCATTCTTTTCGTTATAATTTGGTGAGTCTGGATCTAACTCCTGTAGGAAACGAATCTTTACGCTTTCCCCGTCTTCTAGCTTGACCCAACGAGCCTTGCTACCTTCGCCACCTGATGACTGTGGCTTATCCATTACCTTATTTAGATCTTTCAATCCTTTTACGATACCCATTATATATTCTCCTTAGTATATTTGACGGTATAGATCCGTCTGTCTTCCTATTATATCATTTCCAAGAGCGGTATTCAATATCGGACACCGCATTTTTTATACAAGCTTTAATCTCTTCATCAGTCATATCGCCTGCATCTTTTGCATCATGTGGATATATCTTATCATATTCATACGAAGCCCACAAGATGTTTTTCATTCTTAATTTGTTGGCAATATGCAGACCTAAGTCTCTTCCAGCCACATCAGAATCTGTCATTATAGTAATAGTATTAAAGTATTTATTTAATAATAATATATTTTCTGGAGATATGTGGCCACCCAGAGTAGCAACAACATTTGGAAAGCCAGCCTGATGTATTCTAATTGCATCAAATGTTGACTCTACAATAATAACTTTATCTCCCATGCGCTTAGCCCTATGAATATTAAACATAGTTTTTCTTCTAGGAAGGCTGTTGCTATTCTTAAATCTTTTTTCAGATATTGATCTTCCAACTATTCCTACTGGTAATCCGTCTGGGCTGTGCACTGGGACAACCACCATGTTTTGTTTCGGAGAATACCCAAGCTTAAAGTGATGCATTGATTCCTCATTAATTCCACGAGACTTAAAGTATTCCTTTGCCTCTTCAGAAGAACCTAAATAGTTGTATAGCTCATCTATCTTTTCCTGAGAAAACTCTTCAAATTCTGGCTTGTCTTCCATTACTTCTTTTAGAAGTTCGTCAAAGTTATCTAGGACCTCTGCTTCTTTAGCACCTATAAGTCTTAGAGCTTGAAAATCATTTTTATCTGTAATGCGTTTTACTAGTTCAAGTAAAGTGCCAGATTCTCCACAAGAAGGATTAAAACAAAGCCACGCACCAGTTTCTTTATTTATGCTGCAGCTTGCGCTATGCGTATTTCTATGAAAAGGGCAGTAGAAAGAAAACTCAGTACCAGTTTCACCAGCAATACTTAAACCAATTTCTTTTAAGATACTTTTGGTTTGAGATTGGGAGTACTGCGTTTGATGAGTTTGTTTTGCGACATTCCCTCGTAAATACACGCCTTCTTCTTTCCTATATAAATACCATGCAAGGTCATTAAGAACTTCCATGTCTCGCCTGTAAATTCTACCGAAAAAGCAGGATCTATGTCAAGCACCCTTATGTATCCTTTTGATCTCATATCATGAGTCAGAAGGTTTTCATATTGTGGCCTCAAGCTAATCAATTGAGAATTATCTTGAAACTGCACCTCAATTTGAAATCTTTTAATTCTTTTGTGCGTCATCCTGGAATGGATTCTCGTAAATCTCTTTAATAATACCTCTATTAAGATCCCAGTCTAAATAGAAGTTGAACTCATGTCCATGACGATTCTTTCTGCTAACCACCTCAATCATATTTGTATTTGGATATCTGTGAATAGCCATGGCCATATCAGCATCGTATTCAATAGCTTTTGACCAAGCTACCTGCGACATCATTGGCGGATTGTCTTGATCTGAAATATCGTCTGCGGTTGCAGCGGTAATATCAATGATTGGAATATTGTTTGCTACAGCAAGCAACTTAAACTCACGAGAAATATTACGGTTACGCTCTACTTCTGAGTGGCTTCTCTTGTTATCATTAAACAACTGGTGATAGTCTAGAATAACAAGGTCTGGCTTGTGCTGGTCAATTTTACCCTGAACAACTGAAGGTGACACCTCTGTGTTTCCTTCGTTTGATACAAGAATAAAACCGTTTTTGTTTTCAAACTTTTTTGTACTCCAAGATTTAAAATCATCTATATTAATATCACCCTTAGAGAAATCGCTTGCACGGAATAATCCTGAACCTAACATAGTATAGATACGATCACGCATATTCTCTGGAGACATCTCAAGGGAAATAATCATTGGCTTAAATCCTTGCTCCCATGCCTTACATGCAAGATAAGATGTAAACCAAGTTTTACCACGACCTGGCCAACCGATAGCAACGATTAAATGTCCTGGGGCCATTCCTGTTGGGTAAGCTTTATCTATGGCCTTGAATCCAGTCATAATACCTGGGGAGCCTCCCATTGCTGCCGATCTATTCTTAACAGACTCAATGTGTCTAGCAGCAGACTCTATATCTGTAATGTCTAAGTCTCTTACGTTATTTGTATACTTCCCTAGAGAAGCTAGTTCGCTTTGCATAGAAGCCAATACTCTTGCAGCAGCGTCTTCTTTTAGCATTGAGCCACCCTTAATAATAATATTCTTTAGTCTGGCTGTAAGGTACTCATTCTTTAGTCTGTCTAAATAGTATCCCGTCTCTGCATCGATCTTAGGAGCAACTTCTAAGTCCTTAAATCTTTCTTGTAGCACACCGATATCTGGGACAGCCTTGAACTTATAGTAGTATGACTTTAAAGCTTCCCAAACATCTCTATGAGATGTAAAAAGCTCATCAACATTGTCAGCAAGAAGTGTGCTGATATCTTTGTTTTTACATACGGCTGATATAATCGTGGCCTCAGTGTTCATTTTCGCTCTCCACCAAATCTTTTGTAGCCTTTAATAAATTATTTCTATTAAGTCTGTCTTTATCAATTTCTTTTTTTAGCTGGTCTATCCTATCAAAATTATAATAGAAGAACTGCAGTGGGTGCTTCTCTTTTGATGTTTGAAAGTAATATTCTATCAGCTCTCTAGCACGTTCATATCCTACACTATCAATGACATCTTGCATAGCCCACTTCTCACGATATTTATTTAGAGATGGCTTGTGACCATACTTATCCTTATATAAGGATTCATATATGCCAAGTAAAATATATGGTGCTTGATTATTTGCCACGGAGCTCTTCTTCTACTTCACGAGTTTTTTCAATAAGTTTGCTTTCAACAAACTCATAAACTCTCTCAGTTGCAGAGTCTACATTTTCTCCATCACGAACAAAGTCTTCTACTCCAACACCAATCTTGATGCTTTCATAGTTTCCTAAATTACGAGTAAAAGAAAGATCTACTTTAACCTTAGTCTCTGACATTACTTATGCTCCTTCTTGTGTCTATTTAGGGTGTCATGCCCAAAGATGCCCCAGCGCAACTCTATTTCTTTTTTGCATATATCGCATATCACAACTCTACCACTCACTCTTCCGCCTTCCATACTGGTACGAATCCCGAATCGGTCTTAGTATACAATATAATGTTGTGTTTGAGAAGAGCTAATAATTCATTTTTTGAAGGTACTTCTTTCGAATGTCCAGATTCTAATATATGTTCGTGTATGTCCAAAATGTCCGATTCTGACAACATGTACTTAGACCAGTTTTTATTTTCTGGATCTCCTATCGGATATATCTTTTGTGGAGCTCTTACTTTTCCTTCAAGAATATAATCCTCTAAAGTAATCTTATGCTTGTTGAGCATCTTGGCAGCTTCAGTAATTGTAAAAGCTTTTCCCATATTTTTATTAACTAAAGAATATGAATACAAAACTCTTTTTTTATCTGGGTAGCACCAAGCAATTAATTCGTCTTTGGCTCTAGAAGAACTAAGAACTTTATGTATTTTATCGTTTAAGAAAAAATACCGAAACTTCTTTTGTGGTTTTCTTCTCTTTGAGACAGCCATCTGCCAAACCTATTTGTTTCTCTGTTGATCATCCAGCGTCTTCCACAAAGGATGCAAAATAATTCTATATGTAATTTTTGTGAAAAAACACGATCAATGAATACTCTACCTGAGCATCTATCGCACTTCATCATAGCTTAAACACCTTACCATCTACTACACAAGAATAGTCTGGAGCCACATGGATCATTTGAATATGTGGATAATCATTTACAATATGAGCAATAGCAAATCCCTTTTGCCAATCATGGTGCTGTGTATACTTCATGCCTGGCCCCTTTTCATCGCACATGTGACCAATCTCATATCCACGAAGGGTTTCACCTTCGCCATTATTTCTTAACTCATATGTGACTAGGTGCGATGCAATTCTATGTGAGTGTCCACGAATCAAAGATACCTGTAGGTCTTCCATATCTTTTCTTACTGAGCCTGTTGCTGCAATTGAAATTCCATGATGTACGTGGATATCTCCAAAACGACGCTTTGGCAACTCGTTATAATGAATATATTCATATCCTAGAGAATCTAAAGACCATAGAGCCTCTGGAGTTACCTGTGCTGCATAGTCTGGGAGCTTCTTGTCTATGTAATCAAAGATTCTTACATCATGATTTCCCAATGCAGAAAATAGTTGTGCGTCTGGAAGCATTTCACGGGTCTTTGCATAGAAATCTCTTGCACCCTTTGCTTCATTACGCATCATAGGAACAATTAAGTCTGCGCTATCTGTTTTGTGTAGGTTTAAAAATTCTGCTGAGCGACCCTCTGTATACTTACTGTAGCAAGCCTGGTCGTCTGTATCGCCAAGATAATCTACTACGTCTGGCTTAAACCATTTCATTACTTTAAACCAAAGCTCGATCATCTTGTCATCTTGATATGGAAACTGTTGATCCGAAGACAACATCCATTTTAAATCATTACTCATTTAATTCCTTATATTAAAAAAGTCACGGGTACGTGACTTTGATGCTACATGGAATTGTAGCATATAGATATAGATTGTCAATACTATACGTCTAGTTTTGCTAGGGCTAAGTAATGAACCTTTACGTTTTCGTATGTTGCTGACGAGGTTGTTGTCTTATTATCTGAGGAAACTCCAGCCACACGACTTAACATTAAAGTAAATCCAGATTGGTTAGCGCTATTGCCTTTAATATAATAAGATAAATCTACATTTGAACTGCTTGACTCTAGTGTTACGAGGATTGCAGATGGTGCTGTAGATAACTGTTGTGGGCTAAATGATACGGGAATAGGAACCGCTGAACCTCCAACAGTAATTCTTTGAGGGGCAGTTGAGCCTGAGATCATTCTCTTTGCAACAGTTTGGTTTGATAAAGCATCTACGCTTGTAGAAAGTTGAAAGGTGTTAGCCTCTAGCTCAGATATAGCATTTACCAATTGCATTAGTTTAGTTGCATCTAATGGAGCTCCTGGATCAAATGTTAAATTTAATTTACTCATATTTAATTAGTTAGATTATTTAAATGCTCTTCGTATTCTTGAACAGCATTGTTTTTCTCTTCCCTCTCATTAATTAGATTTGTTATTTCCGCCCTCAAAACAGCAATTTGGGTTTCATAGTTTGAAACTAATTCTCCAATGCGTTGTTGCAGGGCGGTAATAATTAATTCAGATCTGTCTGCCATATTATGCCTATTCTGTTAATGCGTTAACAACAGCAAGCTCAGAATTAAGCGCTGTAATTTGATCATCAATTTCTGCAATACTTTCATTGATGACAGTAATCGATTCTGCTACTGGCTCTGACTTTGCGTTTTCTACAATTATGTCCAATTCAAGACCATACTTCTTGTACTCTAGGTTTCTCATTCTAGAATCAATTAGTTGTAGCTTATCGCTTTTTGTTAGTGTGCTCATATTTCCTCCTTATGTATTGTATCAAAAATTTAGTTATTTGACAATAGGTCATCTAAAACAGACTGAAGGGCTGCCTTTTTTAAAATTGCATTTTCTTTATACTGTCTGGTTTGAACCACAGGCTCTCTCTCTGGGTCTACGCCTTGTTCAAGGGCAAACATTTCCAGATCTATTGTATAATTATATATAGCCTCATTCAAAAACTTAATTTTTGAACTTACAATATAAACTTTTTCTTCATTTGTTAGCTCTAAGCTTTCCATTATATTCTCCTCTTTTGTATGATTGTACCATTTTAAATGTTTCCTGTCCAGGAAGAGTTGTACTCATTTCCATCAGTTCCAAATTGGTAAAGCTGAATTCTACCGTATCTTGCATTTGCGCTATATGTAATATCTGGGGATGTTCCTCCAGAATACAGTAAGTATGGGTAGTTAGTACTATTAACAGTAATACGTGTATCTAATACGGTAGTATAAGATTTAAACCCAGAATTAACTATGCTTGTACTTAATGTGTTATTAGCATTCCTGACCTGCCAGTTGAAGCCTCTTGCTCTTCTTGATGTAGTCCATTGTGCATATAAAGTTAAATTTGCTGTAAATGAATAACTAGCGCCGTTAGAATATGAGGTGCCAGAACCATTTGCAGCAGTATTCCAACCAGCAAAATTGTAGTCATTAATTGTGCCAGACCAAGTTTGAGTTCCGTTATTCCAACCATATCTAATAGTTGAAGCTGTTCTTTGAAAGTTTGTTCCCGCAGTCCATCCTGGCAAGCTTCCAGTAAATGATGGGGTTACAAATGTGTCTGCTCTTGTAAATGTATTCGCAGTCAAGTTGGTTGTAGTGCTTGCTGTTTGAGTATAGTCTGCTCCACTTCCTCCATTTGCCTTAAACGTAACTGTATATGATGTTGATACGGCTGTCCATTTTGCAAAAAGAGACAAATCAGCATTTGTGCTATAGGTTGCACCAGCAGCATATGCAACAGCTCCAGTACTTGAAGTTGCCCAGCCATCAAATGTATATCCAGTTCTTGTAGGAGTATTTGAGCTTAAAGTTAAATTAACTCCATAAGTTTTAGTTTGGCTAGTAGGCATACTTCCTACTGTATCTGTAGTATTTTTATCGTAAGAAACAGTATATGTATTTATTGTAAATCTAGGATAGAGTGTTACATTGGCATCTGTACTGTATGTTCCTCCAGAATCATAATCTGTCCCGCTTCCGTCCGATGCTGTGTCCCAGCCAGCATAAGTGTATCCAGTTCTTGCTAAGCTTCCAGTATTTGTTCTTAAAGTTAAATTAACTCCTGCTGTTTTTGTTTGACTTGCTGGGGCTGTACCGCTAGTTGCTGTTCCAGCATTATAGCTAACAGAATATGTTGAAGAATTCCATTTTGCATAAAGAGTTATATTTGATGCTGGTGTATAGGAAGTAGAGGCATTATAGTTAGTTCCGCTCCCATCTGCTGCTGTATTCCAACCTCCAAAAGTAAAGTTTGTTCTTGACAATGTACCTTGTGCAGCTAAAGTTACAGTTCCTCCAGCTGTTGTTTGTGTTACAGATGTTGGATTTGCAGATCCAGTTCCACCATTAGCATTAAATGTAACAGTATACAACGAAAGCGTATCTCTATTTCCCGTTGCTTGAGATCCATCATGAAAAACTGTTGGATAGTTTATATCGTATAAAAATCTTGGAGTAAAATAAAAATAATGAGTTGTTCCAGAAGACAATCCTGTTGGTGTTTCTGTATACTGAGTTGCACCAGTAACAGATTTTGTATAAGGATATCCAGAAATACTTGTTTGTGGTGATCCCTTTGTAACATCAATAACGACTCTATTTGTATAAACTGATGTAGTATAAGATGCGGTAATTTGAGAAGCAGTTACTCCAGAAAATGTTGGGCCAGCACTTATTGAAAGAGGATCACTTGCTCCATTAGGATTAATAAATATTGAAGAGGAGTACGTGACTGGTGATCCAGATACGGATCCATTATACGGTGTTACTGTTACTTGTAACGGCATATACACAGATGTCCAATATGTTGTATTTGTTGGATAAAATCCATCAAATGATGCTAGTGGCTTAGCAAAATAGTATATTCCATTATAAAGAACATAGTCTCCAGCTTGAAAGCTAGTTGTTCCTATTTTGGTCCAGTAAACAGTGTTGGTTGGAACTTGTCCGCTAAAACCAATATTATTATTAACAAATTTTGCAGAATAAAAATTACCAATATAATAGACTGTGTTTCCTGAAAAATATGTTGTTGAAGGGCTATATGTATCATTTGGAAAAGTTCTTAATGTAAAAAGTGATAATAAATTGTCTGTAAATTTATAAGCTGTACTGCTTGCAACAGTTTGAGTATATTCAGAAGTTTGATACCCTCCTGAAACAGTTGCTGCAAATTTATACTTTACAGTATCTGTATTTGTACCAGTAGTAAGGAATAAATGAGAAATTCCTGTAGCAAAATTATAATTTTGAACATTTGTTATATTTCCAGGAGTTACCCCAATTAAAGTTCTACTATCATCTACGCCGTCTTGTTCTGTTAATTTTGTCATTACAGATGTAGATATTAAGCTTGATGATTGTGCTGTTGACTCTTCCCAAGTTTTATATGTATTTGCGTTGTTTTTTACTGCTATTGTATTTGGAGTAATAGATGTCAAGCTATTATTTATAAAATAAACATCTGCATAAGATTGATTCCAATAAAATTTTATTTGATACTCAGCAAGCTGTGCAGCATCTGTATAATAATTTCCTTCCCATCTAATATAGAAGTTAGATATATCAGAATATATCCATAGTCCACCAGTAGATGTATTAGTTCCATTTCCTGTATTTTGACCTTGTCTTAGGTCTCCACCTAGAGGCGCTAGTGTAGTTCCAGAATCTGGTAAGGATATGGCTCCTGCAGGATCTGTTCCGCCCCAGTTTACAAAACCATTTGTTGAAACATAAACTGGTGTTCCTTGAGTAAATGGAGCTGGCAATTGAACTCTTCTTTGATTTCCAGTTGCCTGATAATTAATGTTTGCTACCGTTGCAGTTGTGATAGCTGTTGCTTCAACTCCAGTAACAAGTCCATAATCATAGTCTGTTCCAGAATTATATCTAGTTTCTACAACATACAAGTACTTTCCAACATCATCTGCGTTGGGAGTATATGTTGCTGTTAGATTTCCAGTTCCCGTTGCAGCAGTCCCTCCAGTTGTAGAATTAGTAGAATTTCTATACCACTGAATAGTTGTTCTGCTTGAATTAGCTTTGTATGCTTCTGCAGTATCCCATGTAGAAGAATAAGTTATTGACGTTCCTACGGTTGGTGTTGAATAATTTGATAAAGACGTTGTTAAGTTTACAGGCGGTCTTCTTACAACCTTTATTCTTGTAGACTCAGAAACTCCATTATATGTAGTATTTGAAGCTGTGGCGGTTACTCTGAATCCAATATATGTTTCATCTGCATTAGTAGAATTAGTTGAATTCCATATGCTTGTAGGAAGTGTATCTTGACCAGAAGATGTCGTCCATCCAGAACCAGTTCCGCTTCTTAGTGTTGCTACTGGGTCTGCATAAATAGATCTATCTGATCCAAGATAATAGTTCCACTGATAGCTGTATCCCGTTATAGTCCATCCATTTGCATCCCAAAGAGCATTGTTACCAACATAAGACGTTCCGATTCTTATAACATTTGATGATGTTAACCTATCTGCATAAACTGTTCCCGAAGAAGTTCCAATATACGGTACACGAGTAGCAAAAACTCCAGACAATGGCCAAACCTTTAGCCATTGTGTTGCATTTCTTATCCATACACCAACTGCTGATCTCCATCCAGTAGACCCTAAGCCAGCAGTTTTAACAAAAATGCTTGCTGCTTTTCTCCAACCAGTTGATCCCAGTCCAGAAGTTTTAACAAATATATCTGACATTTTATATCCTAGCTATATTGTATCCAGACGTCTCCACGATATCCGTCTGTGTCTGAAGCTGATTTTGAGCCCGTTCCCATTCCAATATTTCTCATGTAATAGTTTCCAGTTCCAATAGGAGAGCCATAGATTGTTTGAACGGTAAGCCCACTAAAATATAAAGAGCTAGAGTCTAGTGTTAAGCCTCCTATATTAACTCCATTTGAATTAGTTACAAAAAGACCAGCACCGCCATTATAAAGACTCAACATTCCAGCGCTTGAGGGATATCCTCCATAAACTCCTCCGCTTCCAGATGCAACAATAACTTCATTTGAGGCATAAACAAAAGCTCTTCCTACTACAGACCCAGAAGATCCATAAAACTCAAGTTGATTGTTTGATCCATTTAGCTTGATAGAGCCCAATCCGTTTCCAGCTGTGCTAACATCCGAACCAGTAATTGTTGAACCAGATTCAATAGATCCTTTAAAAATTGCACTACCATTAGTTGCATCAATTGAAAATGTGGTATCTCCACTAGAATTTTTTGCAGTAATTCCAGTAGAATTTAAAACAAGTTTTCCCGCTCCTACTGATGCTGTTGTGTCTGTATTTATTTTAAAATCACCAGATGAAGTAATTGTAATTCCATTAGCATTAATACTTGTTACCTGATTTGTAGAAGGGTTTTCAATAAGATATCCACCTTTTTGCAAAGCTGTTCCAATTTTTCCATCTTGAACTGTTACCCAAGATGTTCCATTGTATCTATACTGCTTAAATCCATCATTGCTATCAAACCATAAATCTCCTGATATCATTCCTGAAGATGGTTGATCGTCTTGTGTATATGTTTTATTTTTTGTATTTGCCGCATTTAATGCTGCTGTTGCATTATTATTTGCAGATGTTGCTGCACTAGAAGCAGCAGATGCAGCTGCTGCAGCATCGTCAATTGCAGTTTTAGTTGCCCCACCAGTAATTATAACTGTTCCTGTAATTTGAGCATTATTAGCAAAAAGGCTTCCTGTTGCTGGATCAATTCTTACATACTTTCTATTTCCGCTTGCTTCTGTTGAATTATTTTGAACAAGTAGGCCATCATTATTTAAAATATAGCCAGATACTCCATCAGTTAAGCTTCCAGAAGTTATTGATCCAGAATATATTGAAGCACCTGTTGTTTTCATAAATAGGTTTCCAGCAATTGTTGCTCCGCCGCCAACTCCAAGATCACCAGTTATAGAAAGATTAGTTCCATCCCAATACATAAATTGAGTATTTCCACCGACTCTAAATTGTCCTGTGGTGAGCCAATAGTTGTTGTTGTTACCAGTTTTATTTAAAATAATACCATTATAGTTTCCAGAAGTTAAACTTGGTGTTGTTGTTAAACTTGTATTAATAGAACTTGCTATTCCAGTACCAAACTTAAATAAGTCTCCAGTTGCTCCACCAATAGAAATATATGATTTTAGTCTTGCCCAGCCATCAGGATTTGTTGGATCAGTTGCAGTAAATGTTCCACCAGTATAATAATCTTGAGTATTATTAAATTGATCTACTGATGCTACCTGGTATGTGTATTGAACATTAGGTATCAATCCAGTTGCTGTATAAGAGTTGTTTGGGTAATTAACAAAAGCATATTCATAAATAGGATTTGCTGTGTCGTACGTCCATCTTAATCTATATCCTCTTGTTCCATTAGTTGCTGCATTTGCGGCATGTGCCCAAGAGAATGTTGCATAGGCGCTAAAACCAGTTAAGTCATTTGGATTTACCCCAGCTGTTGCTGTAAATCCTGTAGGATTTTCTGGCGGTACATTGTCTACTACTATTGGACTTTCGGTGATAATTGTTCTTTCGTCGCTATATTGAGAAACTCCACCTGAGTTAGATACGGCTTGTAGCTTTACCCAATATTGGCCAGCTTGTGCTGTAATAGTTTGAGTTCCAGCTTTTGAAAAGGATCCAACAACTTTATACTCAGTTCCAAAGCTTCCGCCTTTTGCCCAAATATCAATTCTTTGTAAATTGTTTTTATAGTCTGCACCTAAATAATCTTTGCCTGTCCAGGAAACTAGAAGAGTATTTGTTGTATAGTCTAAATCTGATTGTCTGAACTGAGGTTTATTAATAGAGTCACCAATTGTAGTAATCTTAAAAATATTTGACCAGTTGTCTCCAACTTTTTCGTTTAGCTTTTTATCTTCAAATATCCATTGAAATTGAAAGTTATAGTCTGTAACAAGTTTTAGCGGATTTATAGTAATGTCAAAGTAATCCTTGTTTGAAGGATCTACTTTTCCACTAATATTTAAATCTGCTGGACCTGCCATTAGAATGTTAATCCAATCCTGTATTCAATATCTACTGGCTTGCCTGCTCTTTTCTCAAGAGGAGTAGCCAAAACATCTCTTGCAATAAGGCCAAAGATAGGATCAAATGTGTCTTCATCATTAATTCTTAATCCATCAAGATACACAACGGTATCTCCAGCTGCATCTGCTGTAATCTGAATACCGACTTTAATTATATTTGTAGCAGGATTATTGTGAGACGTTAGCTGTGAAATATTAAGTTGCTGAATCTTTTCTCCTGCTATTCCGCTGGCAGTAAATGTTGCCATGTAGTAAGATGTATCAGATGTATATAGCTTAACCTTAATTGATGAAAGATTGGTGTCATCTTTCTTATAAGCTATTGTAAGAGAATCATTTGCTGAGTAACCAGAAATATCAAATGGAACAATCTGTGCAATATACTCTTCTGTTGTTGATGCTAAAACATCAATCATAATTACAGATGAACCAATCCTTGGCACTGGATACTCTGGTGTATCTTCGCTATATGCTACTAAGGACGGGTTTTGGTTTGTTGAATTAAACCATATTAGGTTATTTTCAAAATCAGAAATATACTTGCTATCAAAGTTGTTTGTAGATATTCTAGATCCAGGGTAGAGACCAATTTCTTTTACTGTTCCTGCAATATCTTGAGGAAGTGTTGCTTTATAAACAACAGCATATGTGCTATTGCCTCCTCCGTCTGTTTGAATGTCTATGCTTCCAAATGTTGCTGGTAGCCTGTAAAACTCAAAGCCAAGTCTAGTATTGTTGTCTGACTCTGCATAGTCTGTCCCACTTGCAATACCTATGGCAATATCCTGTCTTGGAAACGGAACCATACCAGCTAAATAGGAAGCTATAAATCTTTTTCCAAACTTTGTAATCATTTCTTAGGTATCCTCCCAGATATTCCTTTTACTGGATACCCAGTAGAATTTTTTATTTTTAAAATTAATTTAACAGATACTGGATTTGTACTGTAATCTAGCACCATTGATTTGATTGATATGTCTTCTAGTTTTGGTAACAAAGCTGCAATTGATTCATCAACATTTGTCTCTTCTGAGGCACCGACAATAAATCCCGTAGAGAATGTAGTAGACCCAGAAGACAAAGCACCAACAATAGGTCCTTTTGTAGCAGCAACAAGCCTAATGCTGGCTGGGTCAATAGCTAGAGACTTGGCATCTCCAACAAAACCAAACATACTAGGAGACTGGTCTACCTGGTTGCTTGATACCTTTTTGTCTGTTGTTTTTGTTACCATATTTTGATTATACCATTTATCAACTAAAAATTGATCTAGCGGTTATTTGAGTCACCAGCCCATCTTGCCAAGAATGATTAATATCAGTTACAATAAACTTCTCAGTTCCAGCCAAATTATGATATGGATATTTTACTGTTATAATATCTGATACCTCCAGCATTGGATTTCCAAATGTTTCTAGCTGAACAACTCTCTGATCTTTTGTCCACTGGCTCTTTATAAAAGAAGATAGCGCAGCCGCATCTGATATTTTTTGTATCCATGAAGAGCTAAATGTTATAGGCTCCTGTGCTCCAAACTTATCATTGTCTTCATCCATATAAACAATTTCATCGCTTTTAACTAAGTTATTTCCAACAACGCTAATTTGAGTTCCAGCGTCAGAAGAAATAGAGTTAGAAACTCCAGAATTATTTATTAAATAAAGTTCTGCGTCAAATGAAGACATTCTAGATGCAAGAACGTTAACTCCTTTATTTAGGTTTTGAAAAGTAAATTTAGGAAAAGATGGAGTTCTTTCATACCTTCTTTTCACATATCTAATTTCTCTAGCTACTGGTCCAAACTCTTCTACGTATTTTGTTGTTGTAGAAGAATTAACATCTTGTAGATCAGAAACAAATATGTCTCCGTATGCAAGAGCCGTTGTAACCAAAGACATTTGATTGTTGTAAATAGAATCTCGTCCACCAATTTCATATTCTGACTGTTTGATTGGCATAGCATAAACGTAATCAAAATATATAGTTCCAAGATTTGCAAACAAAGAAACCTTAGATGTTCTTGGCAGCATAGAGGATGTATCTTTAGCTGTGACCAGAAATCCGTTTATGTAAGCTTTTATTTCAGTTGAAGACAAAGTAGTTTTTACAATAACATCAATTTTATAACTTGTTCCTGGAAGTATGCCTACTGCTGCACCGACATTGTTATTGGTTGTGAGTGATTGGCTGTCTGGCAACTGTTGAATTACTCCGCCTTTAACCTTTAATATTTTAAATTCGTCTCCAAAATTTGATGCCGACTCTGATGTTTTAATTGAAATAAAGTATCCAGTTTCAGAAGCTCCATTTACAAAAAATCCAATTCCTCCGCCTTGCTTAGAAGTTAAATTCTTAGAGTCAAAAAATAATGTTGTTCCAAAAGCATAGTAGGCTGGAAGTGATCCAGAAACATCAATTCCAGTATCTTTTACTGCAGATGACAATGTATTAGGTTTATTTGCATCTGTGGATATTTGTAACAAAGACTGGCTAATAAGAATTTCTTTATTTAAAGCTACTGATGTTGTTCCACCCTCTTCTTCTTTTTTCTCTCCTGCTGTATTCTTTTGAGCAAGCATATCATCTGTAATCTTAGGAACAGTAAATCTAAAATACCTGTAGCCTCCTGCTGTACCACTTTGTCCTGCAAGAGGATATGTTCTTACCTTTACATAATAAGGCTTGTTTACCTGTAAAGAAGTAAAAACAATAGTTCCCTCTTTAGAACTATCAAGATTCCCAGAGATAGGATCGGCTGGTGGTGTATTATAATTGCTTGCGGTAGGAGTTATAAATCCATTAAAGGATGCGTCTGTTCCCTGACCAACAAGTGTTAGTGTTCCAGGAACGCTTGTTGCGCCAGCAGATATATTGCTTGTATCTAATTCAAACTGAACTTTTGATATACTCATTTGCTTCTCCATTCAGTATCTTTCCAGCCAACCCAGCCATTTTTATCGTAATTAATATTTGCACTGTGTGTCTCTGGTTTTGTTCCAAATGCTCCTCTTGTCTTAATTCTGTATCTATTTGTTGACGCAAAAGCAAGAATACTATTTGCTCCTGTAGAGTCTTGAACAGTTTCGGCTTTGCCTCTATATTTTGCAATATCGGTAGGACCAGTAATAGCAACCTTAACCTTTTGTCCAGATAAATATGACTGACCATCAATAGTATCACTTATCTTTGTTGTGTATTCATATTCAATTGCATCATATTCAATAATTTCAGAATTAACTAAAAGGTATCCAGAAAATTGTCCTATGACACCAATGTCAGAAAGTTGTTTTTGAATTACATAAACTGGTTTTACGCTAATCCATTTTTGAGCCTCAGTCCAAGAAGCTTTATTTGTATTGCTTGCTACTGGAAGAGTCGCTGTTAAAGAAGCTGACGTTAAAGATGTGCTGTCTACAGAAACTAGTTCTTTTGCAGACTGTTCATATGTTGTTATGTATGCGCTACTATATAAAACTCTTACTTGATTTACAGAAGGCAACTCTTTAATATTCATGCTAACTATATTAGGCAAAGTTCCATCTGGCAATGTCTCATTATAAAAGCTCCACCCTGCTTGTCTTGAAGAGCTAAACATATAGTCTCTGCTGTAAAACTGCAGAACATTGTTATGGTCTACAGAAGCAGACATTTGAGTGTCTCTACAAATTTCTTGAAGAACAGACCAAACTGTTTGTGTGCTATCGCTCCACCAATAGTCTGGAGTAATGATTGACTGATCGTTTGTTGTGTAATTAAAATTATAGTTTGTAAATCCTACAGAGTCTAATATTCTTCTGATAATAGCTACCGCTGAATATCCGTCACAGACAATATCTGGACATATTGTTTCTTGTAAAATTTTTGAATAATCTAATCCAAAAACTTCTGCTTCTCCGTATTCTGTTATTGCCCAATTATCCAGCATAAATATTCCCTGCGGAACCTTGTAGTATTTCCCAAAAGAATCTTCAAGATCTCCGCTTGTATGATATATTTTATAATAAGCAGAAACCTCAGCATGCTTTACAAAATAAATAAAATCAGTATCCATTTCAAAAGAATCATATTTTTTATATGTTTTAAAAATAGATTCAACCTGATTGAAACCATTTAGAGACAGCTCAATGGAGTTTGCTGTCAAATTACCAACTGGAAGAATGTCTTCGCTACTAGATGATGTTTCTTTTCTTGTATTAAGAGCTACAATGTTTGGTGTTAAATCTTTTACCCAATGTGGGGCCAACTCTATTACTGCAAGATATTTAGGACTAGACACTGTTCCAGGATTAGTTGCTGTTAAACCCAAAGTGCTAACCATAACAGTTGCATTCATGTTTAAATCAGATTCGCTTCTACTCCATGAAGTTCCATTGTAGTACAGTTCTACAACACCAGTAGAAGGAACTGTTTTGTTTAATGAAGCAGATATATCTGATCCATCTAAAAGAACTGACCATGAAGACGGTGTTGAGTGTGCTAATTCAAACTTAAAAACAATTTTATTACAAGGAACCTTTTTATTTTTTTCGCTTACTGGTGATGAGCTTGTATAGTATCTGATCGATGTTGAAATGTTTGTATTTACTGGGCTAATAAAATACTTATAATATATATCTTTAGACGGATAGTATGTTCTGTATGTGATAAGAGTGCCGTTTGGAAGCTTTGGAATATAGTCTACGTCTCTTGGGTTGGTCCATGAAAATGCAGGAATATCTCCAGAGATTCCATATTTAATTCCAGACTTTAAAGGCCTAAAAGACTTTACAATAGTGTCTAAGGGAAAAAGTTTTTTGAATGGCTGTTTGCCGTCTATAACCGCATATGGTGTTCCAGTTAAATCGTCATCATCAAATGACAATAACATATTACAATTAATGTCTATTGTTGCTCCAGGAAGAACCTTGAGAGAATAGTTTTTCTTAAAGGAATCAGTAACATTTTGATTTACCGATATCATTTTATACCTCTTCCAGAGTTAATGAAACATCCCAAAATTCTTGAGCTGGATCTGAGTTTTTACCTTTAACGTTTCTTTTAACAACTGTAAAACTGCATTGTGTAAATACGGCAACAAACTCTTCTGATCTATCTACCTGGGACCCTCCAGATATTTGTTTACCGTAAACTATCTTAACTTTAAAAGCTCCTTGTCCTTTTGTTGCAGAACCATAATAATCTTGAATATCTACAGCTCCCCAGCCGCCATCTACTGTTAAGTCTGATTTTGATGGAAGCATATTCCAAGATACGCTTAGTGTTTTCTTATCATCAATAAAATATTTTCTTAGCAATCCGTTTGCCATTCTTTGAGACTTTTCAATTCTAAGAGTATCAATTCTAGCTGGAGCACGATTATGCTCACTAACCTTTTGCCATGTTGGAGTTGAATTTGTTGAGGTATCAAAGTAAATTAAAGAACCTACTGGTAAATATACAGATGGCATTATATGCTCCTTGAAATTCCGAGCTTAGATAGCTCTTTCTTTTGTAGGTCAACAATATACTGTCCAACCTCTTGCTTTGATAGTCCTTGTGGAATATTGTATGTATTTGTCATATTAATTGTTGTCGGTGCTCCTGATGCCATTGTACCATTTTGTAATGATTTAATATAGGACTCTTGATAAACGCCTTCAGTTCCTGACTTCAATATAGCTCCGACCTCTTTACCGTAAGGCCCAGGAACAGCTCCATTCCATGAATGTAGCTTTCCTACATATTCACTTGTATGAATATTTTTTGGGTTTGCCCAAGACAACCATGTTCCATATCCTCCTGGTGAACGCATGCCTGAAGATATTGGATTCATTATAGCGCCATTTAGCCCAAGCTTTTCCATTGTTGGGCCAAGTTGTTCGCCTAAGTATCTCCAGTCTGTATTTCCTTTAGGAGTTGCCTTTACAGCTTCTTTGTGCAACCTTATGTCTTGCCACTTTAAATTTTTTCTAAAATCAATATATTTACCAAATGGAATTTTTGTTATCTTATTTATAGAACCATAAGCATCTCCAGAAACAGATGTGTTATATCCAGATGCATATAGATCAGCTTCTTTCTTTGCTGCTGTTGAGAAGAATCCCATTCCATAATATGGATCGTATGTTCCTTTATAATCAATTATGTTATCGCCTTGTAGGAACTCTTCTCCTCTAGATCCCTTTGCTGCAGATCCGTGCCACTGTCCACGTTTGATAAGGTTCTTAGCCTTAAAATAATTAACAATTCCATATATGCTATTTGGAACCTTATACAATGCCTCAGTTAATTTACCTATACTTCCAGGACCAAAAGGAACTTCACCCTTAAGCATCTTCATGTTTCCGCCAACATAATTTGTTCCAAACAATAACCTATTCCAGAAACTCTGGTTTGGATCTGCTTTTGGAAAAACTGGAGCAGTCTTTGGATTTGGATAAACTTTTCCGCCCTTATTAAACTTAACAATTTCTGGACCACGCTCTCCAACAAGCATAGTGTCTGATGGTCCGAACATTCCGCCAGATTGTCGTTTCTTAATGGTTGCTGTTTTGCCAGTTATCTTTTCTATAGAATATCTATTAGAATCATCATCTGTAAATTCAGTACCAGGCTCTAATTTAATCCCCTTTTGTGTTAATTCTGAAACTGGAATTGTTCTTATTACAACAACGCCTTTACCAGCTGTTTTTGTTTCAGTTTTAATTTTTGATGAATCTACTGGTGTGCTTTCGCCTCTAAATTTAGCAACTGCAGCTGCAAAGGCGTCTACTGCAGTTTTAAATTGAGCATTGCCTCCAACCTGTTGATTCAAAGCATTTACTAATGATTGTTGCCAGCCAAACTTATATTGTGAAGGGCCAGCATACATTCTTCTCATATCACTTGCAGCTTTGGCAACTTCGCCACCAGCTTCAGTCATCTCTTGAAAAATATTTGAAATTTCTTGAGCATCAGTTGTGCTTAGTGCTGTTTTCCCAATATTTTTTACAGCTATTGCTTCAAGCCTGTCTCGATAATTTTCTAGTGATGCAAGATCGGCTGCTTTTTGAGTTGCTGCAGCAGTTTTAGCATTATAAGAATCTTTAGCGCTTTCTAATTGATCTTGAAGCTTTTCAATTCTTTGTTCTAGCTTTTGAATTTTTGCATCGTATGAATTATTTATTTGATCTCTAGTAATCTGTCTTTGTCTATCTGATACTAGCTGCTCAATAGAAAGCTGTTCCTGTGCAGCGAGAGCAAGATCTCCCGTTGCTATAGCCTGCTTATATCTAATTTGTGCCTGAGAGAGCTGTATTTCATATGACTGAGCTTCTTCTTGTACATCTAAAGCTTTTAGTCTGGCTTCTCTTTCTTTTTCTAAAGCCTTAATAACCTTTTGAATAGAATCTATCTTATTCTTATAATAATCTTCATCTACTTTTTTAAGAGCCTTTACTTGTTTTGCTGCCGCTTCTGAATCTTTCTTTACAGCAGAAATAATATTTGCTAATGGTAGCAAAGGATTTTTAGATCCAGAAGATGTATTTTCTGTAACTTCGTTCATTGCGTTTTGAACGATTGCAAGATTTCTAGCAAATGCTGCTGCTTCGTCTGCCCCCATTGCAGCTAGATTTACAACTTCTGCAAATCCAGACTGATATATCATTATCTTTGCAGATATGCTTTCTATAGTTTCAACTGATCCTAAAATTGCGCTATACAAAATGTTTTCATCTTTTAATGCCTCTAAGTTATCCTTAGACAATTCTTTTCTAGCTCCCGAAGAAGCTGCAATTTTTTCCATAGTGATAGCTAAAGCGTCTGCTTGATCTATGAGCTGATCGTTGTCGTCTTTTGTGCCAACCAAAGAATCTTTGTAAATTGTTAAAGAATTTAGCAAAGTATCTAGTCCTGTATTAAATTCTTCTGCATTAAAATCTTCGCTTTCTAATTCTCTTTTGAGCCCCTTAACAAGCATATTGATTCCAGAAACAGTGTCTGATATTGAAATAAAATCTTTAGAAGTAATTGCGGCCAGAGCTTGTCCAGCTTTTTCTGATGCTCTTATAATTGCATATATTTGATTGGTTGCTTCTTGAGCTGACATTCCCATTGCAACAAATTGTGCTTTAATTTGTGCAGCATAATCTACTACCCTGCTGGAGTCTATATTATTAAATGCATTAACATAATCTTTTTGACTTGTTTTTGCTTCTTGAATAGCTTCTTTAAGCTCTTGAATTGTTAAGGTTAGCCCTGGTGTTCCTGTTTGAGTGTAGGATTCGAACGTAGACTTAACCTTAGCTTTATGAAGTTCTAAAGCTTCATTTATTTCTTTAATCCTATCAGTCATGGTCTTAAAATTATTAATTCCTACTGAAGCAAATGACTCTGTTGTTCCACCAAAAGCTAATCTGTTTGCCTTACCAACATCTTCTAAATGCTTTCTGTAGTCTAATAACTTTTTACCAATAAGGACTAGTGCTGTTAATACGGCTCCTGGTATTGTTAAAGACTTAAGTATTTTTACAAGACCCATTGCTCCGCCAGCAGCATTCTTAATACCCATTATTAATTGTGGAAGGAATCCTCCAGCAATACTTCCAATTAGTCCGCCCATCTGGCCTGCAACAGCGTTACCAGCAGCATAGCCACCCATTGATCCTACTGATCCGTATAGCATTGTTTTGCCCATGCCCATACTTCTTGGAGCTGGTCCAGGAAGAAGTGTTCCGTCTGCTTGATAATTTAATGGTGAAGATGTTGGTCCTGGAAGCCACCCAGACATAATCATACGCTGACGCATGGAAGATTTAGGACCAGAATATGTTGCTGGTTGTTCGACAGGAATTCTGTTTGTCATCCAAGCTGGGCTTAGATATGGAGCGTTGTCTCCGTAGTTTACTCTACCTCTTCTAGCTACTCCGCCGCCTCTTCTGTAGCCTGGAATCATTCCGCCCATGTTTAATCCAAGCAATTGTTTTACTTTTCTTATTAATGGGTCTGGTGCTTTTGTGTGTGCAAATAGATAGTTTTTATTTCCCTCTAATTTACCAAAATTAACCATGTTTCCATTTTTATCTGGGACAGATATGTTTAGAGGACTTGTAGATCCTCCAGACCTACCAGCAGTTTTTGAATTTAATCCTGTGTGTGCACCAAATGAAGATGAAAATCCTCTCCACAAATGTGCAGCATTAGTTCCTGATCCTAATTCTGCTTTAATTACTGAGTTTGCAATCTTCCAATAATCATTGTTTACATCTCCTACACCATTAGAGCCCATCAAGTACTTAAAGTAATTTTTTTCAATTTGCTTTGATATTCTTCTAAACTGAGCTGGAGTTATAACTCCATTTTGAACCAAGCCGTAAAGAAATCTATCTGCTGATCCAACTACGCCAGCGCCAGATGCTCTGATTGCAGCAGCAAATAATTCTCCTGGAACTTTGCCGCTTGTTACAGCAGCGTTTACAGATTGTCTACTTATTCTTCCGTCTGTGACAAATTCTGGATATTTTGCTAGTATTTTTGGATCAACTATGTCTCCAATAAATACTCCAGCAGTTCCCTTTGCATTATAGAACTTCTTTGCACCACCAAATCCTGGAATGAGGGTTCTCATCTGTTTTCCAGTTAAATTTTTTAGCATTCCCATGACTCCGCCGCCTCTTAAGAACTTTTGAATTCTAGGGATGCTTCCGCCTCTATTTCTTTGTACTGGCACAATCATTGCTTGTCCAGCATTCAAAGCTTCCATTCCAGCAGGATCTGACTGAGCTATATCTCTTCTTACGACGTATTCTCCAGGAGTTAGCATTGCAGGAACTACATCTGCATTTACATTTGGTCCTGGTACCCAGGCAGCAGGTCCACCAGCATTAAGCTTTTTTAATTGAGTTGTTTCAATTGAATATGGTGCTCCGTGAGATCTGATTCCACGAAGTCTTCCAAACTCATTTAAAATACCTCTTGTGCTTGCCCTCTTAAATAAATCTCTTAATGTATATTTACCTGTAGCATCTACAACTGGCTGGTCAATTAATGGGGCTTTGCTAAAATCAATTGTTCTTCCCTTTGAAGCCGCATATGCTGCAACTTCTGCCATCTGCTCTGATTCTATCTGAGCATTAAGAACAAGAATTCTTCTCTTTGCTTCATCTACAGTTATCTTTGCAGCGCTTAGATCTGCAACAATCATTGCAGTTTCATCTGCTGCTTTTTGTGCAAACTTAGCTGTTATTGGCAAAAGATCATCATATGTATTTAATAAATCGCTACTTATTGTTCCGCCAGCAGCAATAACTTTCTTTAATTCTTTAACTTCAGACTTTGTCTGCATTCCTAGCGTAGCCATCAATGCATGGAATTTTGCAGCTTCCTCAGCAACAATACCAGTTGAAACACCGTTTACAGAAGTTACGCCTTCAATATTTGGCAATCGCTCAGTCATAAATACTTGAGGAGTTGCACCAATTCTTCTATTTACTTTTTGTGGACCTGGCACTACGCCAAACAACTGTCCTGCGTATCCGCTCTTTCTTGGATTAATATGTGAGAAAGCTCTAGTATCTTCGTCTCCAACCAAAGGATGATTTGGATTTACTACTCTAGGACCAGCGCCTTCCATAATTACATTTCCAGCTGCTGTCGATATTGTTGGCTGTACTGATATTGTTCCAGTTTTTACTGCAGTTTGTAGTACTCCAAACTCATCAATTAAGTTTCTAAGAGCTTGCTCCAATACTGCAGCTGCTTTTGCGTCACTATAAAATGTGTCCCCAATAGTTCTTGCTGCATGCTCTGCGGCAATAATTTCTGGAGTGAGCATCTTCCAGCCCTTTTGACCAGATAGTAATGCTTTTAGATTTGTTGCACCTTTTAAAACATAACCAGCAAAGTTAGCAAGAAGACCAGTAAGCATAATTAATGGACCTGCAACTGCAGTTAATCCACCAAATGCAACAATTAATTTCTTTACTGGGTCTGGCAAATCATTTAAAAACTTAAGTAATTTAGTAACAACATTTAAAAACTTTGTTCCAATTTCAAGGAAATCTTCTCCTACTACAGCAAGTTCTGCTCTAAGTCCTTCAATTGCTCTTCTGTACTTTCCTGACGCAGATTCAGTTACTGCTGCTAATTCTCGACCAGCCAGTTTCTCTAAATCTCCTGCGCTTGCCTTCATTAAATCAAGAACTTGTAAGGTCTGGCTTCCCTGCTTTCCTAAGTTCTCAAACAATGCGTTAAGTCTTGAGAACTGGAACTTTCCAAATAATTGTTCAATAGCCTGTTGTTTTGACAAAGGATCAAGCTTATCTAAAGCTGCTTGTAGCTCTAAAAGAGTTGCTGTTACATTTCCAGCATTACCATTTACAATTCCTAATATATCAATTCCAAAACCTTGAAACTTTTTAACAGCAACATCTGTTGGGTTAATCAAAGATGCAAGTGCTGACTTTAAAGCGTTTGCACCTTCTGATGCATTAATACCACCCTCACGCATAGCAGTTAGATAAAGCGCTAAGTCTTGTACGCTTCCTCCAAGACCTTTAATTACTGGGCCAGCTTTTGGAATTGCTTCTACAAGATCGTTAAGAGTTGTAGATGTTTGGTTTTCAACTGCGTTTAAAAAGTTAATTGATTTTGCAAGCTCATCTGTATCCTGCTTAAATGCTGACTGGATAGCCAGGGTTGCCTTCATAGCTTCTTGTCTGTCTACTTCTCCAAGTACGGCAAGGCGTGTTGTTTCTTTTAATGAACCTAAAAGTTCGTTTCCAGTCTTTCCAGTTGCTGCGATATCCGCTGCAAGAGATATGGTTTCTTTAAAGCTAACACCCATTCCAGTTGCAAGCTCTTTAGATGTTTGTGTGATTTCTGATCTAACTTTGCCCAGTTCAGCCGCAGTGCTTCCTGCGATATCTCCATAAACCTTAGTTAAACGAGTTAGTTCTTGATCTGCTTCTCTAAAAGCTTTTGCTGCTGCTGCGCCAAAACCAGCTAAAGGAAGAGTTAAACCTACTGTTAACTGACGACCTGCCCACTGAGTATTCTTACCCCAGTTAATTAAAGCTGTTGCTCCCTCATTAATTGCACGATTCATGATCTGCAATTCCATTCGAGCTAAATTAGTTTTGTTTTTTACTAGGTCTAAACCTCTTGGAATATGAACGTTATATTGCATTAAGCCTTGAGCATTACGCCCAATAGGCTGCATGATTGCATTCTGAAGCATGACTTGCTGCTTAGCAAGTTCTCTAATTAATCCTCCGCTTTGCTGTGCGTGGCCAGCAAATGCGCCAAAATAATCTCTTAGCTTAAGTCTTCCAGTATCAAGACCTCTACCAAATTTTTCTACATCCGAATTTAATGTTATGAAATGTGATGAGAATTGACCAGTACTTCTTAAGGTTTCACCAAAAGAGTTATTAATGACTTTAACCTGAGAGGCTACAGTTCTTCCAGCAGAAGCAAGCTCCTGCTGCATATTTTGTAAACTAGCAGTAGCCTTGTGCACTTCGGCAACAAGACTTGATAAGTCGGCTTTGGCGACTATACTAGTTACAATTTGTTCGTCAGCCACTAATTACTCCTTGGTATAACCTAGTCCTGCTCCGATTCCGAATCCTGCCTCTTGTGCAAAAGGTCCTTGTAAACTAAGAACATCATTTTCTGATGCATCTATGCCAAGGGCCCTTCTTCTTACTTCATCGAATGATGGACCTGTTTTTTCTGCATTGTCATCTAAAGATATTCCCTTTAGTGACGCTGCAAACTTTCTCTGGTTCTGCTCTCTTTCACGCATTGCTTTCAATGTTAGAAGTAATTCTGGCATTGAAAGACTATCTTCTAGTTCTTCGTAATTCTTCCAGTGTCCTAGAAGAAATGCTTCACCTAATAAAGCGGCAAGATCTAGTTCTGACCAGCCAGAACCGCTGCCGCTAGAAGGTTTGGGTCGTCCATCTTAATTCCACCGCAAACTTCAAGAATGCGATTAATTGTTGGAACATCTAATGCGTCTTCTAGTGCATCTCTATCTTTTACCAAGTCTGGTAATTGTTTCTCTAACGCAACTGCAACTGCGTCAATAAGAATTGTTAATGTTTGTTCTTCTGTTGTTGATTCTGCTGTTCTTTGGATAGCTGCCATAAACTTACGGAGCTCTTTAATAGATAGCGGCTTTAGCTTAACACTTGCGCCATTTTGTAGTTCTATCTCTTCTACATCATATACTTTTGTAGCCAATTTGTCCTCCTTTAGGATCTAAATCATTATAACAAAAACAATATAATAACACAAGCAGAAAGGCCCCCTTTTGGGGGGCCTCCTGAATTAGCTCAAATATTTAATTAAGCTGGTGTCCAAGTACGATCAATAATCTTACCGTATTCTGATCCAGAATATAGTGAATCTGGTAGAAGACGGAAGGTTACTGGGAATGTTGTTGGTGTATTACGAGCAAGTGTAAATTGTGACTGCTGTACAGACAAAACACGACGTGCATAGTAAATACGCTCTGAGTATGATGAGCTTGTAGTTGGTGCTTGACCAATTGCAATAAGCTGACGCTCTGTTGGCTGAACACCAAGAGCTCCTGCCTCAAGACCCAAAGTGTTGCTTGAAAGTGTGCTCTGTCCCTGTCCAAACACTACGAGAACGTTCTCAAGTGTTCCTTCAGACATTTCAGTAGCGATCATAACTTCCATCGCAGACTTGAACAGCTTAGCTGTATCAAGCAACTGGTCCACAGTAACTGAGTCGTATGTTGGGTTATAAGTGATCTGAAGACCATTATTTGTGAAACCTACGTTACGATATGAGTTATCTGTTGTTGTCTGTGCATTATCGAGAGTTACACGATATGATGCTGATGAGCTAAACGCTGGAACGAAATTCTTCTTTCCAGCAGTTGCTGCACGAGCAACACCTGGCTCAGAGTTTTCAACGTCGGTTGCGTAACCAGCTACAGTCGAATCTGAATTCGTGATGTAAAGTGGTGACGCACCAACAAGAATGTTTTTGGCTGAGTTAAATGCCATTTAGTTTTTACCTCCTGTTTTCAAAATATATATATATATTTTCAATCTATAAATCTTTGGCTGGCTAGGCCCTTCCCTCTATGTCTAATTGTAGGCCATAAGAGAACTTAAGGCAAATCAGATAAATCTGCCCTCTGTGTTAGCCTCTCTTGAATATTTTACCTCTAAAACTACCTCAGTAGATAAAAATCCAGCCAATTCCTCAGAAGGAGTGGTGGCTGATATATCGGCTATAAATATGCTATAGAATTTAAACTTGTCTGATATCTGGTCGAACCAGTTTACGTCTCTTGCAGACTCATCCATTCTTCTGTATAGGTCCATCATAAGGTTTCTTATCTCAACAATTTGGGCAAAGTCTGTAGAATATATGTTGAACATAATTTGCTCACAGCATATAGCCCAGTTATCTTCATATGATATCCCTACCTTATCATAGACTATATGAGTTTTCCCGCTCAAAAACTGATTCATTTCAGCCATTTGCTGAACTGGAATAATTGGAACTAAAACCTCGTCAAGGTTATCGCTGTAATAATCGTATGGGTCTATGATCTCTGAGGATTGAAGATTCTCCCAAAGGTGCTTTCTTATATCGTACATAACATCTGCTTTATAATCTACCGTCATGATATTACTCCAAACGCTGCATCTACTGAGGCTCTGGCATTAGCCAAAACGCTATTAGGTGAAAACTTATATCTTACAGTCTTAATATCTACAGGAAGATTTAAAGCCTTACCAATTTTTTTATTAAATATGTTTTGAAATCCAGACTTTTTAATAGATAGGTTAACAAGGTTTCCTCTAAAAAATTGTGCATACGCAATCTGAAACTTCTTTGTTGTTTTGCCTCCGCCTGCACTTTTAATTGTTACAGACTGTCCCTTTGGTAAAAATACCATAGAACCTCTAACTTCAAAAACAAGTCTTTCTGCATTCTTTGGCTTAATAACCAAAGGCATTCCTTCTTCCATAACAAAAGCTTTATTCTTAAACACATGCCTTCTGTCACTAAAATTATTTGGGACAGCAGTTTTTGATATTAAAAATTGTGAAGCTATTTTAAAAGAAAGACCCTCTGCATCCTTTGCTGTTAATTTAAACAGTCTTGCTGAAGGGTCTCCAGCACGTTTCCACTCGTATACGTGATGGTATCTTGAAGGCTCGACCCTTGCTTTTGCGTCTATATACTCTCCAAAATCTTTTTGTATTTGAGTAAATATAACATTTCTAAATTCTTTTTCAAAACTTTTACTAGTTGTTACGTGTGCCATAACATTTGCCTGATAGAACAGAGCAGCAGATATTTGAGCAACCGTACTATCTTTAAAAACACCAGTGTCTGGATTGCCTGTCATTAACTTAGCAAGTCCACTAGCTGCCTGAACCATTACGGTATTAGATGCCAATTTGCTGGTTCTCCGATCTCTTCAATGAAGAGTTGTATCCAATAACATTTCCAAATGGATCTGTCATTGGTGTAATTCCTATTACCTCAAAGACGGTTGGGGTTTCTGTTGGAAAGTTTATTTCTGCCCAGATAACATTATTATCTACGTCACGAATATTAGTAATCTTTTCTCGCATGGTAATTCTATGCAAAGTTCTGACTTGAATAATTTGGTCATTAGAATACTTATTACTAAATATTTGCTTATCGCTGCTTCTTGTCGTTGCCGAATTGCTAATAACTCCTTTAGCATGGCAGTCTATAGTCTTATAATAATTCCACTCTCTTTTTAGAGCACCAGTATTTGAATCTTGTACTTCTGTCTGTCTGTACAGATCTAACTTCATAGACAATACAGATTCAATTAACTGATTCATTATATAATCTCTGCCTTGCTGACCATTACATAGTCTGCAAGCAATCTATCTGCGTAAGCGTTTCCTGTTCCAGCATACGCCTCTGACGTATACTCGAAATCCCAGTCAAATGTAGAAATATTCTTAATATACTTATTTCTCCATACTTGATCTTTTGAGAAGTAGTCTTTCATTAGCTCAATTCCAGCAAGCTCTACATCGTCTGGAACATTGCTCCATCCAAACCTTCCCTGTACTCTGTAAGGAACATTTGATTTAAATAGGCCATAAGAATCATGAATTGTAGGAGGAACCATACCGTTAGCAACATAAACTGTATTATCTAAAATGTTTTCTCTATTTAATCTAATACCGTATCCTGTTTCGGTTATAATTACTTCATACCCTAAATTATTAACATTCTGTATTGTGTCTATTAACAGCAAATCTCCAGCATAAAGCTCATGCAAATCGTTTAGCTTAGCTGGTAATGGCAAGATATCTGAGTCGTATCCGTGAACCACGTACACGTCATCATATAGAAAAAACTTTTGACCAGTATATTGTTCTATCTGCTTACGAGCATATCTTTCTGCTTTAATTAAATCTTTGTAAGACTTATAACCTGGGTCAGATGCGTCTATGCTAAATCCTAGGTCTTGCACATGATTAAAATCAACATATGGGGTTACTACAAAAACCTGATCTTCTTTCGAAACATATTTTTGTCCCATATAGTATTCCCACTTTAATTTCAAAGTTCTATTTCTATTAGTATATTGATATGGGATATATACTGTATAAACTCCTGGGTTGTTTTCATCCGCCACAGAAGTTAGTGTTTCTAATTCAACAGTAGGATTTATGGCAGGGGAAACTGCTGGATCTTCTGTTATGTCGTACAAATGCGCTATTGGGTTAGCATTTGGAGTTCCCACATCTCCGTTCCAAAAAACTTGGTGAGATATTGGAGACTGTGAGTTTACTAATATTTCTGCCATTTATATGGCTTAGCCGTAGTACTCCTGGACTTCCTTTGGAGTAGCGAGTCTGAAGCCTTCCTCCTTGTCAAAAATTTCTTGAGCATCATCTTCAGACATTGCCACAAATGGATGTTCCTTTGTAAAGGTATATCCCATAATGTCATATCTAAAGTTTTCTCTAATCATTCTTACTAGCACTCTGTCTTCTGATAGTTCCTTCTTTGGATCTAGTCTAGGAATGACCTCGTACTCATCTTCTTCTACACTTTTTTCAATATCTTCAATTGTCTTTTGATATACCGACCATGTGACTCCCTCGTCTGAGAGTGCTGCAATAATATCAGCCTTATTCTTTAGACCATCGATTTCTACTGCGAAATCTTCTGCAATTTTCTTTAATTCAGCTACCTTCAATGTCTCAAATGACATATATTCTCCTTTTCTAGGTACGTCCATTATAGCATTGTTAAATTAAAATGAAAAGCCCCCCAAAATTAATTGGGGGGCTTTTAGCAAGTCTGCTAATTAATTAAATTAAGAAGCGACCTTAACGTTCTTGACTACGACCCAAGCATCTGCCTGCTCGATTGCAACACCAACACGAGTGTATAGTGTGTATTCGATTGAGTCCTTACGTGGCCAGAAGAATCTGTAGACAGTTACGTCACGCTTGATTCCGATAACTACGTTATTTGGGAATGTCAAGTGTACATCACCGTGGCTGCCTGAAGCGCCAGAGTATGTTCCTGTCTGTGTTTCTGGAAGTAGTGGAACTTCGACAATCGGAATACCGAATGCGAATGGTGCCACATATCCAGCTGGGCCACCTAGTGGCTCAGTTGCTCCACGGATAATGCTTGAAGCGATATCCTGTGGGATTGTCTGGTTTGTTCCAATGCTGTTAGCATATAGGAAGTCCTGAATTAGATTTGATCCTGCGAGGAATCGAAGGTCTCCACGACGCTGCTTGTACTTACGTGGGAGTGCCTTGAGTGCTGAGTTAAATACTGCACGAGAAACATTTGCTCCTGCTGCATCTACTACGTGACCCTTAGCCTTTGATTGCTTAACAACACCATCAAATGACTTGTAAAGGTTTTCTCCTGGAGCTCCAGCAGCAACTGCTGTATCTCCGTTTAGAAGAACGTCTTCAATGTCATTACCTGCTTGTGTTGCCATCAAACGTGCAATATGATCTTCAAGATCTGCACCTTCGATGTTGTCCTCAAGGGACTCTGTTGAAAGCTCCCAGTCCATACGGAGCTTCTTAGTTGTGAGAGAGATCTTTGAGAAGGTAACACCTGAATTTGTTCCTGTGTTATCTGCTTCTGATGCAAGCTTCATTAGCTTCTCACCTACGGACATACGATCAATCTCGGTTGTATCCGCTCTCATTCTTACTGTACGTGCGACTTTACCAATTACGGTTGCATCGAACATATAGTCAAGGAAGCGAGCTGATTGCTCTGGATTTAGGACTCCACCATTGCCAGCTTCGCTGCCAACGTGAACTCCTGTGCCACCAGTAGCTGAAAGGAATGTACCTCCAGCTGCTTGGCCAGTACCAGCGATAGTTGTACCTGCTGCTACTGCTTTTTCCAATAGTTCATTGCTCATTATTTTTTTTCACCTACCTTAGTTGAATATATCGTTTACGGAACCGAGGAAAGAACCGTTCCATTTGGATTTCTTGATTGTTAATTCCTGTGACCCGCCGAGGTCAGAGGACTTCTTAATTGCAGTCTCGGATTCTACTGCATCGACACGCTTTTGTACTGTATCAATCGTGCTCTTGATATCTTTTACAGCATTAGATAATACTGCATGTTGTTCTGCCAACTCTGAAATTCTGGTATCAACGCTCTTGCTAAAGGACTCAACTGTGTCCTTAATAGCTGCAACCTGTGCTGCATTAGATTCTGATGCCTTGTTCAAAGTCTCTGAGAAAAATCCTTTAAGGTCGCCCAACATCTTTGCAAAATCAGGCTCTTCAACCTTAACCTCTTCGGTCTCGGCTGCTTTTTCCAGAGTTTCGGCAGGAGCGTCTTCAGCAGGTGCTGCTTCTTCTGCAGGTGCTGCCTCTTCGGCAGGAGCTGCGTCTTCGGCAGGAGCTGCTACTGTTTCTTCTACTACTGCTGCTGTTTCTTCAACAACTGCAGTTGCTTCTGTATTTTCTGACACTACATTACCTCCTTCTGCGTTTGCCTGTTTTGCAATTTTTTGTGTTTCAGGCAACGTTACTCTTGTATTCTTAAATGAATCAAGAATTCTATCTATCTCTTTTGATTTGTTAACGTCATTACTTTCAACCCAACCGATTAGTGTTGCTGGCTTTCCTGTAATTGGCGAGTCATATGTTTTTTCTGTTGAGATAAAAACAGAATCACTTTCTTCGCAATAAAAAATATTTTCTGTTACAACTTCTGCTGCAATTCCTTTAAACATTAACTGACCATTCATTTTCTGAATAGACAAAATGTTGCAAAGTTCGTTTGCTGGAGAATCTACTACTGATAGCTCCATCAAAGAATACTCTTTAATAAATCTAGTTGTCTTGCCTGTAGCCTTGTTAACTTCGTTATCAGACTCTAGGATCTTTCCGCCAATTGAAAAACCTTGTAGGGTTCCGTCCAAAATCTTTTCCCATGTATCTTGTGCGCCCTTAGAAATGTAAGCGTCTACATAAACACCATTATAAAATTCTTTTGTTGATGGATCATAGTATGTTTCTGGCTTAAAAGAAACCATCTTGCCTACTGCGTTTGATCCATGCATCTCACGAATGTTTCCACGGAAATTTTCAAATGCTTTTAAGGAAGCCTCTGCTGTTACAAGATCTCCTGTTTGATCTACATTGTCTAGTGTAGCAAAACCAGATACAGTTCTCTTTTCACGGTTTACCTTAGTAAAAGGAACCGATAGGCTGATGTTTTCGCCGTCGCTAGACCACAAAGACTTTTCAATATTCATATGCTTTATTATAGGTTTTTATATATCAAAAGGCAAATAATGGTTGAGTAATATTACTCGACTTGTCTTCCGTCGCCTTTAGCATTTCTGCCTTCTCCAGATTTATCTGGGGAATTTGCAGTTCGTTCTCTATCCCTTGCTCTGCTATCCATGGCCTGAGCTCTTACCTCAGCAGCCTGGGCTTGCAAATCTACGACCTCGTCTCCTCCGTCAATTGGGATCATTCCCTTACGAATTCGGACTTCATTTGGAGTAATTACCTGCATTCTCAAATATCTTTCATCAATTTGAGACTGTGTATCCTCGTCTGTTAAGGTCAATTCGTTGAATTTTAGAATAAGAGCATCAGTCTTTTCTGCAAATATTCTATTTATTTTCTTTTCTAGAATCATCTGTGCTGGACGGCAAACCTGCTCTTTAAATGTCTTATCAGCATCACGAGCATTTGCAAGGCTTACGCCTTCTGGAACTCCAATTTTATTAATTGGAACTCTGTGAGCCATTAGGATTTCATCTCTATTTGCATTTCTATAAATGTTAAATGAGGACTCTTGGGTGCCTGCTTCGATTGGCTCCATCTTAAATTCAACCTTTGAGTCTGGAGAATCTGGTGGAAGAGGAACATATAGAGACCTGTGATTCTTACCCTTTAGTCCGACCTGGAAGAACTCAAGCAGTTTGCGCTCTGACTCTGTAGAAAGCTTTGCTCCTTTTACTGTAATAATATATCTTGGTACTGCCTTGTTTTCAAAGTAATCAATGTTAAATCTTCCAGCAAACTCGTTTCCAGTAAGAGCAATCTGAGCTGCAATGATGTCTGGAATTCCGTAATAGTTATTCATTGGGGTGTACTTCTTAAAATGAATAATTTCGTTAGGGCGATCTTCTTGACCAGCAATTGGATTTTCTGTATCTAGGTCTCCAAAGTTACGGAAGAATACTGCCTTGCCATAAAGCAATTGAATAAAGCCATCACGCAATCTGCGTACACGCATTGTCTTTGCTGGAATATGTCCAATATATCCGATGTCTCCGCCAGTTGTTCTTCCTATTTCTAAAAACCCGTTTCCTGTTGCTTCTAAATCTGTATATACCTTGATGAGTGTTTGAGTAAATGTATCTTCATCATTTGTTTCATCAAGCCAAGAATGAATATCTTGTCTTAACTTATTTAGCTTTCTACGTGCTCTTTCAAGCTGCTTTTCATCAGTAATATTATCAATTGCATCTTGAGTTCTCTTTGTTTCTACAAAATCAAAACCTAGTCCAACAATATTTGCTACCTTTGCATTAATTGCTGCATAGTTATAGGTTGAAACTTCATAAGCCTTTGATAGATATTCTAAATTATATGGAGGCTCAATAAGGTCAAACATTGCATAACCAGTAATAGCCTGAGCAAGTAGGTTCTGCTGTGTTGCTGTATTTTCAATTCCAGTAAATGATTTTGAAAACTCTCTACTGATTTTTCTTCTAAATGTTGGCCCTAAACCTTTTACCTTTTTTAAATCTTCAATGCTGGACTTAAATGGGTCATTGGATACAACATCTGCCGCCTTATTAAATCTAAACATGTCAGCAATATTTGATACGTTAATTGTGCTTTCAGAAGCGCTATCTTCAATAAATTCCATTATCTTAACCTACCTAGCTTTTTCATTTCGTCTTTGTAGTTACCTATGTCCAAAGGATCTGGTACAAGGCCCCACTCTAATCTTTGTCTTTGGTGTTCAAACTCTTCATCGTCAATTTTTCTACGACCTGATAAGAACTTTGGCTGTCCCTCATAAATTCCATAAGACCTAACTTCTCTTGCCAAGGCATCAATTTTTACCTTATTGCCTTTTGTAGAAGTAATGCTTAAAAAGTTACCATCATCGTCGCCAATCCATCTTCCGTCTGGCATTTCCCAGACATAGATTCCAAGGCGTGTTTCTTCTTCAAGCACCTTACTATTAATCTTATTTATATTCATAGGTTTTTATTTTACCACTTTTTAGTACCTAAGTCCAGAGTTTGTCACTGGAAAGGTCAAAACTATACACTTCTGATGACAATATATTCGTCATCATAGTACTCAGAGCCGTCATCTGTCAGGTGTACGTCTGAAGGATCGGTAGATATGGCTGGTAGAGATATGTAAGAATTGTAATGCTCAACAATTTTGGCCTGATTAAAATTAGATGTATATAAAGAAATATTATTATACATATTTGAAGGACCGCCTGAGCCAGCATTTGTATAGTTAAATTTAATATCCCCTGTTACTGGGAGGGATGTTACTAGGGTAACGATATAAAGCATCCCAGAGGCGAATACAGAGGTTACGGAGGTTGCAGAGTTCTTTGATACCCCATTGACGTAAAACTCGCTTATACCCGTCATAGAAATTGTTCCAGAGGCATTCCAGGACAGATTGATGCCTGGGCCATCTACAAGGGTTGTTGCTGTAACTGCGGATGGAGAAAACATAAACTCAATTGTTCTAATATCAGATGCATTTATCTTAAATCCATTATTTGGTGTTGTTTTAATTCCATCATTATTATATCTAATTAAATAAGGATAATTAAATGAAGCAACAGAATACTCTTCATCTGATGTAATTTTATATCCGTAATTTGCCGCATAATGGTCTTTGTCAGCATAGAACTTAATTTTAAATTTAGAAAACCTTGGAAGATATTTTGAGGCATCCGTTGTAGACATTGTTATTTTAATATATAGTGGGCCAGGATTTACTGTTACGGACTTATTATAAAATGGCATAAAGGATCCATTTGTACATGGCTCATATGCAATTCCATCTTCGCTAACTTCTACTGATATGCCTTTGTCTGCCAGCCATTCTATTTTTGAAGAAACTATTTCTAAATTGCTTGGAACAATAACAGTATCATAAAATACGGACTCTTTTGCTTCAGAGGTTTCTGTTTGATAGAATGATAAAAATCCTTTATTTCTGTCTAAGTATGTATCTACGTCTACCCAAGAATTCATTTTGTCTGGCGTTACTTCGTAAACAAATACCTTTTCCATATTTTCTTCATTTGCTGGGAAAAAATATCCTTCATCATAATTTACAATTTGCAATGGATTTACTGTCATATTTCCATATACGTAATGATCATAAATTTTATTTTCAGGCAAAGCATATCTATAAACTGCTGGTGCGTCAACAACAAGATAATCAGAAGCATTTTCTGTTGGCCCAATTTGTAAACTCAATGATGAGTTTGAAAACTTAAAATTATTTAAATTAGATGATGCAACCTGCTTTCCATCTACAAATAAACTAATTGAGTATACTGAATATACTCCAACTAAATGAACTGCTTTTTGTGTGTTTTCTAAAGTATAAAAAATTTCTTCGTTTTGAAGCTTAAATACTATATTCCCATTTTCATAATACAGACCTATTCCAGAGGTATCGTCTGCAAATACAGTAGTCCTGCTTGTTGAAGATATTGATGGGTCGACCCATATCTCTATTGTAAAATCATTATCTGAGGTATCTGAATCTCCTAAGCCTCCGCTTGCCGTTGATGCGTAATAGTCTTTTGAGGTAGGCAAAGCAATATATTTAGATGTATTAATTAGGTTTCCAGAAAGTCCTCCTGGAACAATTGGAAGAATTGAAGAATCTAAACCGCCAGTATAAGTT